GAAGATTGAAAACGAACTGCTCGACGTGGCTCCTATTTGGACGAATCTCAAAACATTCCCGTGGAAACTCTATCGTGGAAAAGTGGATATCCTCTCAGGAGGCTTTCCTTGTCAGCCATTTAGCTCCGCAGGAAGACGCGCAGGAGATGAAGATCCGAGACACCTCTTTCCCTACATCATCAACGGTCTCAGAGAGTTGGGACGACCTCCCCTTGTTTTCTTTGAAAATGTTGAAGGAATCCTCTCATCAAAGCTCAAATCAGACGGATGGAACGACGCCGAAGGCACATCGGTTTTGCTCCATGTCCTCCGAGAATTGGAGAGATTGGGTTACGATGCAACGGCGGGAGTATTCTCAGCGTGTGAAGTCGGCGCGCCCCATCAACGAAAGCGCGTGTTCATTTTGGGTGTGCGCTCCGATCTCGGGAAATCAGGACGCAATCTTGTTTCATCAATGCTCAGAGACACAGAGTCGAGAAGAACAGCTGTGGAGCACGCCGAGAGCTTCAAAAATGCATGCAGAGAGACTCGAATTTATGGAAATAAGAGCGCGGAGGCTAGGGAAAAAAATACATCCTTGTCTTGCAACCGAGGCACCAGTACAGCATACCCCAAAAACAGAGCTATGGGCTACACCGCGACTCAAAACGGAAGCCGAGGACGTAACAAAGATGATGGCTCGCGTGAAAAAGTGTGGGGATCGTCAAAAAATGTTTTCTTGTCTTCCGACTCAAGCTCAACTAGCTACCCCGCCCCAAGAGGCGCAGAGCAATACCCCTATGAACCCCCCCGAATTACAGCAAGCGACATCAACACCGCTCGACAAACTCAATCCCCGTTGGGTCGAGATGTTGATGGGTTTACCGATCGGATGGACTATGCCGAGTTGTGCCCATCCGTGGATAGTAACACAGATGAGCTTAGACTGCTCGGAAATGGAGTCGTGCCCGATACAGCCGAACGAGCATTTAGAGTTTTGTGGAGAGATCTCAGCGGAGAGGAACAAAGATGACGACTTTCTATGATCGAGAATCACCGGAACAAAGAGCCAAGCGACTCGCAAAGATGAGAGAGTACGCAAGACGACCCGAGAACATTGAACGCGCTAAACGACTACGTCGTGAAAGAATGGCACTACTCACACCCGAAGAACGAGAAGAGATTCGACAGATCAACAAGATCAAGTATCAAATATTCATCGAAAATGAGACTCCCGAGGAACTCGCTAAACGTAGAGAAGTGAACAACGAAAGATCAAGACGATCCCGAGCAAAACGACTCGCAAACGAGTCGGAGGAGGAACGTGCCGAGCGACTCGCTAGATATAGAGCTTATCGAAAGGAATGGCAGAAACGAATCGACGCAAAGAAGCAGGGATCAGGGGATCGATGAATCTTGTTTGATGAGGAGGCCAAGGAGATCAGGGGATCAATGACTCGATGAATCAATGAATCAATGACTCTCGTTTGGTGAGGAGTCCAAGGGATCAGGGGATCAATGACTCGATGAATCAATGAATCAATGAATCAATGAATGAGTGTCTTGGGGAATGAGTGTCTTGGGGAATGAGTGTCTTGGGAAATGCATGCAAAACGTAACTCCCCCCTCGTACACTCAGGACACACATACGCGCGTGATGGGCTCAAGTCATCGTGTCAAGTATGCACTCATTCAACGAGCGACCCGCGGTCGTGCTCCAACGAGTGACCCGCGGTCGTGCTCCAACGAGTGACCCACGGTCGTGCTCCAACGAGTGACCGGAGGTCGATGGGCCGAAAACCCGTTTTTCAAAAGCTAATATGTGACTAGGATTCTAGTCACTCTGAAGAAAAAAACCGCCGAAAAGTGACTAGGATTCTAGTCACATATTAGCCGATTTTCTAACATTCGGTAATTATCCCTTATCGAAGGTTAGGATTTTATCTTTTTTTTCTTCAATGTGACTAGGATTCTAGTCACTCTTCGGCTTAGATGTGACTAGAATCCTAGTCACTCTGAAGAAAAAAACGGCCTTTTTGGGCCAAAAATGGCCATTTTCCACCAAATAGTTACGATAGTTACGAGTGGTTTTTAGAGATCGTAACTAAATAAACTACTGTAATCATTGAGTGTTTTCTTCAATAGTTACGAAGTTAAACAAAAAGTGAAGTCGGTCGGAAAACGATGTAAAAATAGAAAGGAGAAAACGGGGGAAACTGTGTTGATGTTTCCGCCAAACTCCACAATTTGCTTAACTTCGTAACTCTTAATCCTCTTTTCCTATGATTCTAGGTACTTACTTAGTTACGATCTAAAAAACCACTAATAACTCTCGTAACTCGCTCAAAAAAACCGGTGAATTATGTTAAGCGTGTTGGGGAGTCCATTGATCAACGTATATGAGGAGACACGATGAACGAAAAAGAGCAACGTAGAGAGCAGAATAAAAGAATGCACGCGCAACAAAGCGCAGAGCGCGACGCACAACGAAAGACGAAACGTGAGATCAGGGAGCAAGCACTCGACGAGATCCGACAACGACTCCCTCCAATCGATACAGGACAGTTTGAGGGACTCGAACCGCACCCCCATTCGCATCTTACCGGCGAAGTGATGCTCACACTTGCGCAGTATATTATTGACGGAGCAAGTCTAAACGATGCTTGCGTGATGTCTAACGTCAACACGCAAGCTCTGAACAGGTATCGTCGCGCGTATCGAGCAGAACAAAGGGGAGAGCCCTCATCGTTGTCCGATTTTGGTCGCGCTTGCGCTATGACATACGAGAAAGCTATCGCGATCCGTCGGTTTCGTTGGCAACTCCTTGCGGAACTCGGGGGCAAGGGATCCTCCGCTAGCTTGTGGATGCTCGAGCGAAGAGGGGGGTCAGAATATAGAGCACCGGCCCAACGTCACGAAGTCACGAGAGAATCACGAGAGGTAGTTGTAACAGCAACTATCGATCAAGCAATAGAAGCAACAGCTCAACAGCTCGGATTGAGTGCCGAGCAGTTGCGCGTTCATGGTGACTATTGGGCGCGTGCTATGACTGCAAGTCAACGTGGTAAATCACTACCCGCCCCGCACGATCACGATAATGATTGATATTGAATCAATGGATCCTGTGGATCTCTCCCTCTCTTATCGTCGCGCTCTAAGTGATCCGGAACGTGGTTCACTGCGTTATTATCTCGCAGACAACCACAGAGAACATAGTTATGTATCGTCTCTTTGGTGGTGGTGTTCGTATTTACACAGAGGCGAGATCTGCGGATCAATCGATGCGTCGCTATTAGATACAGCCGATGAAGAGACTAGAAGCGTATTTAAAACCCTTACTTCTGTTCAGCCAAGTTTGATGAGAGCAAGACATCTTGAAATCGAACTTGGAATCCGATGGACAAAGGAATCGGTGGTCGATGCACTGAGAAGAGGAGCATTCAAAGACGAACTCAGGCACGCTTATTCGTTCTCTTTGCTCTATATACTGCTAGATCGTCATGAGACCGTCGCGACGTGGACAGATGCTCCGGTGAATTGGTCTCCTAGTGAGAAGTAGTTGAGCAGTATGTGATCCCCTCAGCAGTCAACAAGGTAACTTGGACGAGACCGGCTCCCCAAGCTCCGAGTTCTGCTCTATCTACTTGATCGGGGAACGTTGCGAGTTTGATCAGCTCATCGATTACTTGTTTTCTTGATTTTTGCATGACAACGGGAGGCGCGTATGCGTGGACAATCAACAAGTGAATGCCGGTCTCTTGGTGCGCATTCTCAATGATACTCCGTCGACTAGTTGTTTGTGCAAGTTGGCTCAATATCAGTTTTGCGGATGGTAGGAGCGGTGAGAGCGCGTATCCTGTCGGCTCTCCTTCGATTTCGGCGAAGAGTGGTGAGATCATTTGCCAAGTGTCAGGGAGTATTCCGACATAAATGTAAGGCACTCCGCGCACATCCTCCAACTCTGTTCGTAACTCGCTCCATGTTTCTTCGAGTCTTTCGGCGAGATATTGACAAGCGCAATCGAGCGCACAATCGAGACGCTCGTCTTTTTCCTGTTCAGACGCGAGATCGTTGTAATCAGCGAGTTCGACGTGTTCGCGCATCTCTTCCAATGTTGTTCTTACTCTCATAGTCCCTCTCTTTTTGCAGATGCGAGGAGTCGTCTATATGCGAGTCTCTCGTTTCGTTCTTTGGTAGTTTCGTTGGCACGTCGCTCTCTTTCGTAGATTCGACGTTTTTCCATATACGTTTCTCTCTTTGTATATGCTCTCATGTATTCGCGTCGTCTCTCGGCGCGTTCTGCGTCGCTCAAAGATGAGCGAGGTCTCCCTCGTCCTCGTGTCATTTGTGTTACTCCGTTTCGTGTGTTACACATAGCGAAACAACGACAACACAAGGAAATGCAAATGTCAACTAGTCCGGATTTTGAACTCCCCCCTTCTGTCTCTGCATCGGATTGGGGTGGACTCGCTGAAAGAGAGGCACACAGAGAGCCGACTCCCCCACCGATACCGAGTCACTATGCTACGTCATTCTCGCAGTTGAAAAAAGAACTTGCGCAGTCAATGAATCAGCCAACTCAGCAACCAACGAGTCAACCGAGTCAACCAAGTCAACCGAGTCAACCGAGTCAACTGAGTCAACCGATTCAGTTATCCATCGATCCGCGGGGTTACGATGTGCAACAAGGGGCTGAGTATGAGACGCTCTCCACACTACTGAGTAATATAGAGAGAGTGTTACGAGAGCTAGCAGTGATGTATGATGCTCCGGTGCTCGAGAGCTTTGCACTTCGTTTAAGTGCTGTTAAACTCACTGAGAAACCAACGAAACCAACGAAACCAACGAAACCAACGAAACCAACGAGATCGATCTCGAATGATGTTTATGATTATATTAAGAAACGGAGGGAACAATCTGCAAAGTACGAAGTGATTGCCTCGGAGTTAAACGAGCGGATGTTGACGCAACCGGAACTCGCTCCGCCTATCTCAGAGAGATGGAACGCGGGATCTCTGCGTAGATTGGTACATCGTAATAAATGATTTGGTTCTGTTATCTCGCACTGCTCATTTTAGCGTTGGTGAGCTTTGAGCCACCGATCCCATAGTTCTGCATTCTCGGACTCTGAGACTTCCTCATCATCGTCGCCTACATAATCCGCATCCTCATCGATGTCGAGTGTATCTTCGAGATCGTCGTCCTCATCGTCATCGAATGGCGGAGGAATGCGGGGGGGTGGTTCGGTGTATTGTGTTCTGCGTCGCTCTTCTCGGTGCTCTAATCGTTTGCGCTTCATTTGATCCTCGTCTATGTTGATTTGTGTCTATTGTACCAAGAGGAGAGGAACACATATGAAATTAAATATCGAGCGTCTACGAGAGTTACTTGTTGACGATGTTGCCGAGGACGCGCGTCCTCATGCAGATGCGTTATATCGAGAGATTGTTGACGCGCTGAATCGTGATCCTGAGATCGAGATCGAGATCGAAAATCGAGATCCATTGATCACCACGTCATCACAGTGTCGAAATGTATTCTTGAAAAGGATGACAGATGAGTAACGTAGATCATCCTGATCACTATCACAGAGACTCAGGAATCGAAGTGATCGAGATCATCGAAGCATGGAACCTCAATTTCTCGCGGGGCAATGTATTGAAGTATTTAGCGAGAGCAGGGGCAAAGAGCAACGAACTCGAAGATCTTGAGAAGTGTCTTTGGTACTTGCAACGAGAGATCGAGAGGGTGAGAAAACAATGATTTTACATGGTGACAGTTTAGAGAAACTCCGAACTCTTGATGATTGTTCTGTCGATGCTGTAGTAACGGATCCCCCTTATGGTCTTGGTAACACGTCGCCTAAAATCGTGGCGGAGTGTCTTAGGGCTTGGTCATGTGGTGAGACTTGGGAACCATCGGGGCGCGGTTTTATGAATAAGAGTTGGGATGCGTGGGTTCCGCCACCTGAGTTATGGCGCGAGGTGCTCCGCGTGCTCAAGCCTGGAGGTCACGCGCTTGTTTTTGCGAGCTCGCGCACTCAAGATCTCATGAGTATCTCGCTACGATTAGCGGGGTTTGAAGTAAGAGATACTCTGATGTGGTTCTATGGATCAGGGTTTCCAAAGTCGCACGACGTAAGCAAGGGAATTGATAAACAGCGAGATGATCGAAACGATGCGCGTCAATGGGAAGGTTGGGGAACTGCGCTCAAACCTGCTTATGAGCCTGTTATTTTGATTAGAAAACCACTTGATGGCACTGTTGCGAACAATGTACTTGAGCATAGTACGGGGGCAATCAACATTGATGCTTGTCGTGTTGGTGATGAAGCTAGGGTCAATCCTCGGGCACGCAACAAAGTTGGGGGCACCTCATTAGGTTTATCTGAAAGGGGTATGCCACAAGATGCACAAGCGAGTGCGTGTACAGGTCGATGGCCTGCAAACGTGATACTTGATGATCACGTAGCTGAGATGCTCGATGATCAGGTTCAAAGTAACGTGTCGCGTTTCTTCTACTGCCCGAAAGCGAGTAAGACTGAACGTGACGCGGGGTTGGAGGGTCGCAAGAAACAGTTAACCGGCAGTATTTTTACTGCCGGTGGATCTATGAAAACGGGCTCCGGTAACGAGCGCACTACAACACGAGCAAACACTCATCCCACGGTCAAACCTCTCGATCTCATGCGTTATTTAGTCCGCTTGATCACTCCCCCCAATGGATTGATCCTTGATCCATTCACGGGGTCAGGGTCAACGCTCTGCGCCGGTGCGTTGGAGGGTTTCCGTGTGATCGGTATCGAGCGCGAGGCGGAGTATGTAGAGATCGCGCGTGCTCGTCTTGCTCATTGGACTCATGAGGCTGAGGGTGAGGAAACAATGATCGGTGATCAACTAGGTCTCTTTGACACTTAACTGCGTGGAGTCCATTCATCTACAAGGGGGTGAAGTGTGACGTGCGTCTCGTCTTTCGTAGTGATCACGCTACCGCCATCACTCAGTTTGCTGAGTTTATCGATTATTGCGGACTGTATTTCAAAGAGTTGATCGTTCTTGAGTTGGAGTTGAATCTGCGCGTCTCTGAGTCGAGCAATCAGAGCGACGCGGTCGGCATTTGCTCTCGATAACTCTTCTCTGAGTTCTTCTACTTCGGAGGGGTCTCGTCCGGAAGCGATCGCTAACATAGATGAGATGGAGCCCGTGATGACACCGAGGATTCCGATGAGTACGTCTCGATTTTCCTCGACGATGCGGACATAAGTCAGAAAGAGCACGAGGAGAACAACGAGGATCATGAAGAACACAGAAAACCACCACCCGCGTTTCGCGCGTACTTCTTCGTTACTTGTTTCTTTTTTTTCGTTTGTTTTGTTCATAGTTTACCAAATAGCAGATCCATGAGTGTGGAAAAGAAAGCGTTGATATGATCGAGCCACGTCCAAGGAGCATGATCGAAGCCCCAAAGCAACCGAGCATGAGGATTACTTAGAAACCGATACATCGGGATTCCGATATAGAATACACTGATCCACGCGCACTTAGTTAAAAACCACCAAGTGATTTCTTTGATACGCATATGACGGAGATGACTTCGGACGCGCCGAGGCCCACCGAGTCGCTTGGTTTTCTCGGTAGATGGGGGAGGTTGAAGTGCCTCAATACTCGATCCTACCGCGTAGATTGTTTGGAGATCTGCGACCCCTTTGAACCGGTATAAGCCGACGCATACATATCTTGTTCCTTTGGGTGTGTCGGAGTTTGCACGATGCTTCACTGCTTCAAATGCTTGTGTTGTGAGCAGTACTTGACGCGGGAGGCACATCGACATCGTTCTCGCAGTGATATTCTTTGCAATCCCCTCGAGTTCGTATCGTTTCGCACCGAGACCGACATCGAGTTCGTTCTGTTCGACTTCGATGATGAGATCCCAATGAATCCCGATCCTCGCTTCGAGTTTTATTCTTGGGGGAATTGTTCTTTGGTAGTTGATTGCGAAGTTTACTGCATCGATAGGACGCTCAAACGAGAGCATAAAACCGTCGCTTCGGTCGATCTCGCGACCATTAAATCGGTGTAGTAAGTTTCTTGTGAGTCGGTCATGAAACTGAAACCACTCGGCAGACCGGCGCGCGCCGGCTACTTGTACGAATGCAGTACTACCAATCAGATCAAGCAACACGATTGCGAGTTTTCTTTCTCTCAGTGTGACCATGTTAATTCACTCCTGTGATGTAGAGACACTATGATAACATGAGGCGCGTATATCGTGATACAATGCACACACACACAAAGAAACGAGGAGGAACGGAATGAGTAACAGAGTTGAGAGAGCTATTGAGCGCGCAGTAACAGAGCATGAGAGCGTCGTATTTGAGCCACCTCGCGCGTACTATGTGAACCGCGAGGGTGAGTTGCTAAAACGAGTAAACGGTGCTTTCTATCTTGCAAGCAACACTCAGAACGAACCACACCAAGCATCAAATATCATCAAGTACATCGAGGACGGGCTTCAATGGTCACTGTCACAACCGTACACGAACTCAGCCAACTTGAAACAAGGCGGTTTCTCATGGTGCGGAGCCTTCCAAGCATGGTGCGACATCGAACTCAAAGAAGAGATCCGTAAAAAAGTAATGCCATCCACATACCGGTTATGGGAGTTCTGCAAGAAAACAGCCCGAGATATTCCGCTAGACGAGATTCAACGAGGTGATATTGTCGTAGTCGGTCGTCCCTCGGGGAAACGTTGGGGGGCGCACATCACGAGAGCTCTCGAAGTAACTGAGACTCATGTGCACACAATCGAAGGGAACGGTCATGGATTGTTAGGCGATGGGAAGTGGGGGGAGGGAGTCGTGACCCGTAAGCGACCATTTAACGGGCATAACGCAGAGAAAGAGAGCGTGATTCTTCATGCTTACAGATTCTTAGATTCTGATTACGAGGGATAAGAACAATGATCACACATAATCCGGCTCCTTCATTTGCGGAGATGCTGAGAGACTTAGCGTCTGCGAGTGAGGACATCATCAACAAAGCGATGCGATCTGATAAGTTGGGCGCGTCGTCACCGGTACCACAAGCGCATGATCTCAATCCGTGGGATTCGGCTTCGGCATATTCGGCGGAGTATCGTGGATCAGAGCACGAGGGGACACTCGGCCTTGATTATGACATTTTGTTACAAATGTCACGAGTTCCGGTGATAAGCGCAATCTTACAAACTCGGATCAATCAGGTCGCTGAGTTCTGTACACCTCAGCATGATAAATACAGTGCCGGATTTGTGATCAGCCCACGGGATAGAGATGCAGAGATTGACGATGCTTTGAGATCTCGCATCAACGAGTTAACGAGATGGCTTGAGACTTGTGGAGATGGTTACAAGTACGGCGGGGCTGAGTCCTTTGAGGCATTTATCCGCATGATACTACGCGACTCTCTCACTTATGATCAATGTGCTTTTGAGATCCTCAAGAATCGAAAAGGCGAGGTATCGGGATTTGTTCCGGTAGACGCTTCAACGATTCGCAGAGCTACGATCGACAGTGAGGAAAAGAAACAAGGTCGTCGAGATTGGGAAGATTCGGCATTTGTGCAAGTGATCAACGGTAAAACAGTCGCCGAGTGGGACGCGGACGCGCTAGCTTTCGGAGTGAGGCGACCGCGTACATGGATCTATTCTCGCGGATATGGTTATCCGGAACTTGAGGAACTTGTGAGGACTGTGACGTACTTAGTGAATGCGGAAACGTATAACGCTAGTAATTTCGTTAACGGGATTCATGTAAACTCGATTCTTGCAGTTAAAAGTAAGATGAGTCCGCAAGTTTTCCGAGCGTTTCGTCGTGACTTCTATGCGATGTTGAGTGGAGCACACCAAGCAAAGCGGACTCCGATTTTACAACTTGATCCCGAAGCAAACGAGGAGGTTTCAAGCGTGAATCTCGGACAAAGTGCCGAAGAAATGGGGTATTCTACTTGGATGGGGTACTTAACTAAACTAGCGTGCGCTATATACCAAATTGATCCGGCGGAGCTTGGTTTTGTGTTTGGTAGTGAGGGGGTTACGAGTTCTCTGAGCCAAGGAGGGCCGGAGCAACGTATACTCGCGAGTAAAGACCGAGGGTTTAGGCCACTACTCAGGCAAGTGCAGGGATGGATCAACCGGTGGATCATTCACCCGATCGACCCCGAACTTTCGTTTCGTTTTGTTGGTTTGGACGTGACGAGCGCGGAAGCAGAGCAGAAACGGCGCATCGACGCGGTGAGTCATTATCAGACTATCAACGAGGTACGTGCCGAGATAGGACTTGAACCGCTTGAGAAGGGTGGCGACATTGTCCTCAATCAAACGTACATCACGGGATTGATGGGGGCGGATGGTGCTGAGGGAGATGTTGACGGAGATGGTGAGTATTACGATGACTCAGGAGAGCCCGAGGAGGAAGGGGCAGGGATCGACGATGAGAGCGGAGTTGATGACGACGAGGGGGCAGACATTGAGAAATCAATCAATCCTCGAGTGATTGTGAGCGTAGAGTTATGAGTTACACTGACATTATTAAAAGCTACCCTGCTAAATATGCACATATTGATTTCCGTCCTCCGCAGGGAGCACGCGACGAGGCGAAACGAGGGCTTGAGTTACGTCGTGAGCACAGTCGAGGGGGACTCGATACGAGGCAAGCCGGTCGCTTAGGTATTGGGAGCGGAGTTCAACGAGCTTCGGATCTCGTTGAAGGTGCCCGATTGTCCCCTCAGACTGTTCGACGTATGGCAAACTTCTTCAATCGGCATCGTGTTTATAAAGAGCGTGGTTATCACAATGACCGAACCTCAGCATCTTATATCTCTTGGTTGTTGTGGGGAGGAGATGCGGGGGATCGGTGGTCTCAGAAACTTGTAGATCAGATGAACCGAGCAGATAAACAATGAAGCTGAAACTAGAAGCTACAGCCCAAGAACTCTTGGAGCATACCGTCGAATCATTGACGCATCGGATCGAGCGCGTCGCCTCGGATATTGCACGCGGTGCGCTCGATGATGGACTACGCAAAGCAGAACGTGCAGACACTCCGGCAGAGCCCCACGAACGCATCAAAGGCAGTGAGCGCAACCCCTCCGGTTCTGCTCGTAGTGTTTCGAGTGGTGCAGGTATACAACTAAGTGACGCTGTTATATCTGCACTAAAAGAGGATGTGAGGGAACACAACGAGAACGCATCGCAGGAGTGGCAACGAGTCACACTCGCACAATTAAAAGCGGTATGGCGACGCGGTGCGGGTGCGTTCTCTGTGAGTCACAGACCATCACAAAATAGACAGAGTTGGGCATTTGCCCGCGTGAAATCGTTCCGCGATATTGTGATGGGAGGGGGAAATCCGAAATATGTGCAAGATGATGATTTACTTGACGCAAAGCATCCAAGACGACGCACAGAAAAGGCGCAGTGTGGTACAATCATGCACAAGAGTATCAGCAGAGGAGGCGAGGTTGATCTTGTCGTCGAACTTGCCGAGCGTATGCGTGACAGGTATCTCGAGAGACTCGAAGAACTAAGTATTGAACTAGCAAAGATCACAAAGGATCAGTGATGGACGATCCATCGATAGCAAGAATCATGATCATTGTGATCATGATCACTGCCTACACAATAGCAACAGAGCCCCGACGCTAACAGAGGTGCGCACTATGTTTCATTTTTCTCAATGGGTCGATTTACTGCTGAAAGCGCAGGGACACCGGTATCTCAAGCGTATTCCTTACATGAGCGGAGGAAAACGACGCTATCGTTACATCTATAAAGTAACGCACACTCACCGAGGAAAACAGGCATTTGACGAGGCGCACCTCGTTGATGGCACTGCTTTCTCGTTATCATCCCAACGAGGTAATGAGTTTCATGGACATATCAAGAGCGTAAATGGTGATCGAGTCACTTATGTAATCGATGATGGGCCGGACAAAGGTAAAGAGGTAACAGAGAGCAAGCGGGACTTGTTAGCGAAACTCAATGAAACGCACGGTATCACAGAGCAAGTGAACAAAGAACGCGAGAAACTAAAACAACAGATCGAACTCGCAAAACAAAAGGGATCGGAGAAACAAGTAAAACGTCTCGAGGAGCGTCTCTCGCGATTAAGCGGATCAAAGAAACAGCCGGAGCCACAACCCGAACAAGATGATCCAAGATCAGACGATCCCATCGTGACAGCAGAGTTTGACATCAACGCAATACAAGACGCGATCGACAATGGTCACGATCTTACTCCGGTGATTGTTTTACAGAAACAATTTATCGAGAAACGCGATGCAGGATTGTTGACTCCGGCATTACTACAAGAGTCACTTAGAATCTACGAGACGATGATCGAGCCCATTGTCCTCGAGCGCGTTAAAAAGAAGAAGAAGGATCTCTTGTTGCAGTACATTGCTTCAAATATCAGTATGTGGACGGCATCCCGAATGAAGTCGGAGAAAAAACAAGAGGTTGTTGATACTGTGATGGACTCGTTTTTGCGTAACGTGACTAATACCCCACTTCTCCAAGAGCGTCGGAATATTGTCACTTATAGTCTCTACGAAATCAAGAATCGAGAAACATATGCCCAACGAGTCAAACGTTTAGTCGGAGAGTATACAGAAGAGGACGCGATTGAGGACAAGAAGAGACTAGCCGATCAGATTGAAACAGCGAAACAACAACAGGCAGAAAAAGAGCGTCTGCTTTCTAATCCCCAAACGGCTCAAGATTACATCGAACTCAAGAGATTGAGGCGCAATAAGGGCGAAGATCTGACGGACGAACAACACGCAAAACATAATGACCTCGTAGCGAGAAGAAACAGAGATCGACGCGAGGCCGAAAAAACAAAACAAGCACCTCCGAAGAAAATAACAGGTGGCTTTGAGTCGTTTGATACAAAGCACTCTAAGACGGGAGCGGATCTGTTCGCAGTGCGTCCCGCTGAGCGTGTTGATCGGGAGGAGTATATGCGTTTAAAAGCAGAGGCTAAGAAACTCGGTGGTTATTACTCGAGTTATAGCACTGTGCGCGGTTTCGTGTTTCCTTCCACAGAGGCACGAGAGCAGTTTATCCAAGCGAATCAGCAACCGGAAACAACAGACACACAAGAGCCGGTAGATACACAGAGAGCCAAGCGCGACGCGCTTCGGGAACGATTAGAGAGTTATCGAGATAGCGCAAACGAGGCACTCAGCGCAGACCGCCTAACAAACACAGCGCGACGCGCTAGGTTTGCAAGATCTGCCACTGAGGACGCATATAGACAGATTGAGCGGGTGAACAGGGGGCAACGCATACTCAATGCAATAGACGAAGGGAGAGCGTACCACTTGCAGAATATAAGCAACGCGATCGATCTTGACTCGTTGCAAAGTATCGTAGACCGCGCCAAATCTATGTCTATAAATGGCAAAGGGTTGAGTTGGGACGAGTACCAAAAACAACGCGACAAGCTAAAAAGCGCACCGATTCCCCAACAAATCATTGAGTCTCAAGAACTATATCCCGATAAATTGAAGCTATGGCCCTCAGACATCAAGACACTAAGAAAATATTTAACTCGTAGCGATGGAACTGCTCGAAGTGGTGCGAGTATGGCCTTACGAGAATTGAATGCTATGCTTTCGGAGCCAAAAGAAAAATTACATAGTGTTCCGATTGATACTTTATTACGAGTACTCGCACACGTCCCTCCGGAGACCGATAAATCGTATGGTGTACTAAGTCAGGTGATGGATCTGAAGCGAGATCATGATCGACTGAAACGATTGGGCATTGAGAACGAACTCGAGTTAAAGGCTACGATCCGAGAGTACGAAGATATTGCATATCAACGATCAGCAGAGGATAAAAAAGCAGACAAAGAGGCTGAGGAGGCGAAGGCCGAGCGCGATCGTTTGATTCGTCGCGGTGAGTTTGCTCGAATGAATATCCCGTCATACTTCCCTACCCCTGCAAATGTGATTGATCGTATGATTGAGATTGCAGGAATCGGGGAGGGGGAGACAGTACTCGAACCAAGTGCAGGGGCGGGGCACATTCTCGAAAAACTCGCAGATACAAAGGCGAGTGTGAAAGCAATCGAGGCAAACGCAGGATTAAGAAACTATCTCGAGGATCAAGGGCATGATGTCGTTGGAAACGATGCACTTCAACACTCGGACACTTATGATCATGTTATCATGAATCCACCATTCGAGAAACAAGCAGACATAGACCACGTTACACACGCATTTGAAAATAACTTGGTGAATGGTGGTCGTCTTGTTGCTGTTATGTCTGCGAGTGCAATGACACGAGACAACAAGAAATCGCGGGATTTCCAAGACCTCGTAAACAAGTATGGACACTATGAGAAGTTACCGGAAGGCACTTTCAAGGATTCCGATCGACAGACCGGAGTAAGTACAATCTTAGTGACCCTCGATCTTCCGATTCACGGTCTAAGCAAGAGTTTCTCGTTTTCCTCGATTGTGGAGCAACTGCTTTTAAAGTGAGCACAGAATGACACTCGACGAACTATCCTCAGAGACTGCGCGTCTCACTGCATTGTATCACGATGCTTACATGATCGATCTTTTTGGTGTGATGGGGTCGGGGCTACCTGACGAGAGAATCGAGGAACTCCGAGAGGCCGGATTGATCGACGAGAGCGAGAGTCTCACGATTGAGGGGATCCGTCCTGTCGAGTTTCTGCTTGGTGCGGGTCATGTGTTTGGAGATCAACCGGAACGACTTGCGGAGTTGCGAGAGTACGATATTACTGAGTTTACTCCTCTCGTAGTCGCAAAGCTCGACGATCTACGCTCCATGTCTCGCACAGAGGCGGAGGCGCGAAGATATGAACCAATGAGAGCACCGGCTCCACAAGGTGAGGGGGGACGATCACCGGCTCCCCCACCCGATTGGATGAGTCCCGCGGAGCGCGGTGCGTATCAGCGTTTATCACTCCGCGCCGGTGAGTATATTCGAGGACTTGGCAACGCGCTATCTGCGGAACTTGAGAACGTTATTGCAGAAGGTTGGGCCGGTGAAGAGATCACAGAGGAAATACTACCGGAACAACGTCAACAGATGCTCACGATGATAAGAGAAGAAGCATCGAGAGAACTCGCAACGGGGAGAGACGCGCGACGACTCGCGGGTACTCTTGCAGATAGATCGCAGTATTACGCGCATAATTGGCTCAGGATAGCTCAAACAGAACTCCAAGGGGCACATAACGAGGGGCGGATCATTGCAAGCGTCGAGGCATACGGCGACGGAGCAAGAGTCGCGAGGATTCCCGAATCCGGTGCTTGTGATCAATGTATCTCATTACTCACTGATGAAGCAGGGAACCCAAGAGTTTGGAGAGTCGACGAATTACAAAACAACGGTGTTAACGTAGGACGGAGACGCGAAGAGTGGGTGGCTACGATCTTCCCGATTCATCCCAACTGTCGATGTGATACGATCTCCGTTCCCGAAGGTTTTAGTGTTACTTCTGACGGTCGTCTCCGTCGCGTGATATAATCAAGGCACAATGAAGGGAGTCTACAATGTTTCATTTTTCTCGATGGGTCGATTTACTGCTGAAAGCGCAGGGACATCGGTATCTCAAGCGTATTCCTTATATGAGCGGAGGAAAACGACGCTATCGTTACATCTATAAAGTAACTCACACTCACCAAGGAAAACAGGCATTTGACGAGGCGCATCTCGTTGATGGCACTGCTTTCTCGTTATCATCCCAACGAGGTAATGAGTTTCATGGACATATCAAGAGCGTAAATGGCGATCGAGTCACTTATGTAATTGATGACGGGCCGGACAAAGGTAAAGAGGTAACAGAGAGCAAGCGTGAGTTGTTAGCGAAACTCAATGAAACTCATGGTATCACCGAGCAAGTCGGCAAAGAACGCGAGAAACTAAAGCAACAGATCGAACTCGCAAAACAAAAAGGATCAGAGAAACAAGTAAAACTGCTCGAACAACGTCTCTCGCGGTTGGGGGGCTCAAAGAAACAGCCACAAGCAGAACCGGAGCCACAAGCAGAGCCGGAGCCACGAAAAGAAAAGAAAAAAAGAGAGAGCAAGAAAGCACAAACATCAACGAGTTGGGACTACCTTGAATATTTGTCGCGCAATCCTGAGAGTTCTGTTTACAAGGATTTGCAAGATCGTGTGAAGCTATCACACGAGGAGATCGATTTTGTTGCGAGGCGAGTTATTCCGTATGAGGTACGCACACCATATGTACGGGAGAGGCGCGGAAAAACAGGATCACTTATTTCTCTTTCAGACATAGACACAGACAAAAGAAACATACTACTCGCATACAGTCCTCTTGATGATGCTATTGTCATGTACATAAAAACGGGAGACCTTGAGAACTCCGTCGGTGATGTGTTGGGTTTACCGTACGACTTCATTAAACACAAGAAAACGGAGGCTCTCGCAATGCTTGCTCTGCTAAGAGACAAACTAGACCTTGATCAGCTCGATTCGGAGACAGATGTCAATAATATGGATGATCTGCTGAAATATCGAGACACAGTAAAAAGCGCGTGGAATGAGATCTCGGGCAAAGACGCACGTAGCTCTCACATCGGCGTAATACTCGGACTCGCAGGGAGCGCAATCAAAGAGAAGAAGGATGTGCTCAAAATGGAGTACATCGAGAGTCGTGGTTTTGTTCAAGATCGCTCTCCCTCCGAAGTCTCGCGGAAGGAAGAAACAGGGTTAAGTAAAGCGGATCGAGAAAAGATGATTGCCGTTGTCAAAAATGAGAAAAGACCGGATCTAAGGGGTCTGTTTGTACGAGATGGATTTGTAGCAACGACAGACGGGTACCGTATGCTTTTCAGAGACACGACGATACGGGCATCCAATGTTCCTAGAGAAGACAGAAACACAACACAACGTCCCGATTTTAAAAACGTAATCCCGCAGAGCAGTCCTACGCTTACGATGGATAAACACACAATCAAACACCTACGCAACGCGCTCTCGGGATTCAGAAAGCAGAGGGATGCAAAGGTTAAATTTAGATATAATAACCAAACATCTAAGATGGATATAGTAGTCAGTGGCTTCAACGCAGAATCAGAATACAAGATCGCATCGATTGACTCCGCGGAACAGACGAGAGATGCCGTACTAGATGCAAAGTTTTTGCGGGATTCGCTTAATCTAGTCGGAGATAGTGCGACATTCCATCTTAGTAACATCCGCAATACTCCCGTACTCATCACCGGTGAGTCGGGGTTGCATAGTGTTATCATGGAACACGTGGAGTAAATCATGCCATACAAAAACGAACATACAGCGAGACAGAACGACCCCGCTCAATACGACCAACTGCGCCGATTCACTCCGAAGGGAGCTCCCGACGGACTCTCGATGATCCTCGGGATCAAAGAGGGAACGAGCGAAGTGCAGAGTATCAGAGCAGACGCGGATAAGTTATCACCTGCGAAGTTTCGAGAGTGGCTTGAGCGTCACTCCTTCGATGTTTCGCAACTAGAAGAGGCGACACGAAAATCTTTTGATACTTTTGCGCGTTGGGTACCATTGCGTCTCGATCCGATCATCAAAGCAGAACGAGAGGGAGATACCGACGTAGAAGAGACATCTAAAGCACTGATCGCCGGTATCTGTTCAACTCGTGACATGGATCTCGAGGGGGAAGTGATTGAGCAAGACGGTTTGGATTGGTCGTATTTTCTGAACAACGGTTGGTTCAATCACGAGCATCAACAAGGCGCGGGAGCGGTTCTCGGTCATCCGGTTAAAATCAATCAACTCGATGACAATCGAACTCATGTCGAGGGTGTTTTGTACCTCGATAAACAACTAGGTCGCGACGTGTATGAGACAGCGGTAGCTATGAAAAAGGCAGGCGGAGACAGATCTCTCGGCTTTAGTGTCGAGGGTCAAGTGTTGCAACGAGACCCACGAAACAACAAGCGAGTATTGAAAGCTCGTGTTTTGAACGTGGCTATCACTGCGCATCCCGTGAATCCCCATACTAATCTTGAATTAATAGCGAGAAGTATGGGCGCGTCGGTTGGGTATCAGGAGCCAACAATTCCGGACGCAGATGCGAGTTTGAGCGCGCTTGCACAACAGAGTTTAGATGAGCGTCTAAGTTCTGCCACCTACGGATCATCTAAAAAAGTATCAAAACAGCGAGTCAAAGAGTTACTTGCTCAACGTATGCCTGAGATGGATGATGACGATCTTAATCGTTTTGTTACGCAGTTAATGAAGCTCGCTAACGAAAAATCACGCAAGACTTAAAAATATGCTACAATCAACCCGACAACATTATTTTTACACTCAAGAGAGGCCGACCATGCTCGCAGAATTACGCGAACACCTCGAGGCAAAAGGCATCGCGCCGGATGTTCTCGATGATTTCAATGTCGCCGAGAACGAAGTCGAGGTCGATGCTTTGACTGAGGCACTCGACGAATTATCGAAAGCTATGAAGAAAGACGAAAAAGAGGCTCCTGCAAAACAGAATAATCTCTTTGGCGACGACGACATGAGCGACGAGGACATGAACGACGACGAGGACGACGAGGACGAAGACCTCGAAGATCTCGAACGTGGCTATTACAAAGAAGCTATGAAAGCCCTTGCTAGCGGAACCGACGAGGTAATTGCGGGCATGGAAAAGCGCATGAGCGCGGTTATGAAGGGGCTTGAGGCGGTTCTCGGTGAGATGAAAAAGATGAAAATGAGCAGTGACGAGATGAACAAATCACTCACTGCATCACTGAATCAGGTCGCACCCCCTCGCGCAGTGACCTCGGCTCCTATTGTGACACAGAGCACAGAGCCACAAGGCCCATCTCGTAACGACATGATTAAAAAGGGGCTCAAGCTCCTACAGTCAAATGATGTCAACTCAACTCGTAAATCTGCGATCCGTGGAGTGATCGCACAGTTAGAGGCCGGTGTACCGGTTTCTAACGTTTCTCATCTCATCGATCTCGATTAATTAGGAGTTCGCTATGTATTCATTTCCCGAGGCAAACGCTTCCGTAAACGTCGCAGATTTAGCTGAGTTAAACAACGCACTCCGCAAATCTGCGGATATTGGCTATCAAGTAGGCGCAAGCACTAGCGGAGGAGACGCGGGGAACTTATCTCCCCTTGTCCCTCAGAGCATTGAAAACACTCTTTCATCGGCTACATACACCATGAAAGAGCTTTCGTTGTGGCCTAGCATCCCAAAAATCCAAGTTACTAACACTCTCCACGAGTATGCAGTAATCAACGATCACGGTTTAGATCTCGAACCCTTCATCGCAGAGGGTTCCGGTGGTGTAACAAACAGATCTGAGTACGAGCGCAAGACTGTACGTGTTAAGTACCTCGCGGAGCGTCGCGAAGTGACTGACGTAGCCGGACTTGTCGGTCTGATCGGTGGCAACGCTAACGCGATCGCAATGGAAACCGAGCGAGGCACACTCCGCCTCATGCAAAAACTTGAGCGTTCTCTGTGGCACGCGAAAGAAAGCGTAAACCCTCTTGCGTTCGATGGTATCATTCATCAAATCGAGAGTCACAACAGTGGCGCGAACACTTTCGATCTACGCGGTAAGTCTCCGACTCCTCGTCTTTTGCAAGAAGTTCTCTCAGAGATTCAGAGCGCACCTCGTTTCGGTCGTCCTGATTGTATTTATGTCGAACCGCGCATCCATGCGGAACTGATCAAGTTCGCAGTTCAGTGGGGACGACATGATCAATTCTCAGCACTTCGCCAAGCGGACGGCCTCACCTACGGAGTCCAAGAACTCAATATAATGAGTCCTTACGGGCCTGTTCCTGTGAAGAGTGCGCCGTTCTTGTTCAATGCTTACTCTGCACCTGCAAGCGCAAGCGGAACAACCGGAGCCCCCGCGAATCCCGCAATCACAAATCAGCCGAGCGTAGCGGGGACTACTTCGCAGTTCGCTCAAGCTGATCTCGGATTCTATGGGTACCGCGTTGTAGCTGTAAATAACAGCGGTTTCTCTGCTCCTGTTAACACTTCTACTATTGAAGTAGCGAATGCCGGTGAGATCGTATCTTTCACCATCACCGACGCAAGCGACGCAGTATTCTATAAGATCTATCGTACAGAGAAAGCAAGTAGTGCTCTCGGTGTAGACTTTGCGACTGCACGACTCATCGATGAAGTGAGAAACGTGAGTGGAAACGTGACTCCGATCTCTGATTCTAACGCAGTGATCCCCAACACTTCTAAGATCGTATTTGTACAACATGATCCAAGTGTTCTTGAGTTTGTGCGTCTACTTGACTTCTTCCGTCGTCCTCTCGCCGAAGTTGAAACATCTAAGCCGTTCTTACTTATGCTCTTTGGTTCACCGGTTGTTAAGGTACCGAGCAAGATGTACGTGCTTCAGAATGCCGGTGTCACTGAGACCTCCGGAATGTTAGACACTACTGTCTAAGGTGGTTTGATCGATGCAGTGGCGACATAAATCACTTCGCTCATGTCGGCTCGATGTTGGGGCCGGTCGAGGGGTCGTTGTTTTAGACGACACCGGCCTCGTCGTTGAAGCGAATCAATATGCTCAGGATGCAATCGCGAAATGGGCTCATGTAATCGATTTTGAATGCGTCACTGAGGAAGTCGAGACTCTTGCGAAAAACCGACGCAAGCGGAGCACCCCAAAATAACACGCGGTCACGGAGTCCACTATGGGCATTTATTCACAGATTACCCCTCAGTTTCTCCGTGATACAGTGTTACTCGGTATCGATTTGACGCTTGACGATGGATCCGATTATCCTGAGATAGCGTTTACTCAGTCGATACAATCAGCGATCCAACACGTCGAGAGTGACCTCGGTATCAATATTGAGCCGTTTTCGGTCACTCAAGAGAGGCACGATGCAGAGCGACAAGGTCGTTTCTCATATTGGCCTTTCCGCCTCGATCGTCGTCCAATCGTCTCATTTGATGGGGCGAGGATTAGATATGGATCGTTTCAGCCCGTTGACGTGCCGACATCGTGGATCACGAGCACATCGAAACGCATGGACAAATCCACCTCATCCCGTCCGAAGAGTCACTCGGCTCGTACTTTTTTCGAGCCGGTGTTCCTTTGATGGGAGGGTACGGTGTCTATGAAAATAGGGATTATATTCCTGCTTATTTTGAGTTTGATTATACAGCCGGTTTTGACGAGCGTGCAGGGAGCGCGACGATCCTATCCGGTCAGACAGAGACTACGATAACACTTGATTCTCGTGTCCTCTTGCCATACTTGATCAGTACAGATCAAGCAACGGTGAAAACAAAAAAACGCGGTAATGATAGTTTTACGCTCTATGTAGACTCAGCACCGCAACAAGATCTCGTGATCTCATGGGAACTTGACACACTACCGGCAGATCTTAAACAAGCTATTGCGATAAAGAGTGCTACGTTGTTATTACTTCACGTCGCCGGCGATCTGATACTTGGGGCCGGCATTGCGTCGCAGAGTCTCGGAGTCGATTCGCTATCTGTGAGTGTGGGAACAACGTCCTCCGCCATGTACTCAGGGTATTCAGCGAGAGCGGAGAGCCTAGATAAACAGTACAAACTCTTACTTTCGGGACTACGATCTCAGTATCGTGTCACTCAGTTCGGAGTTATCTAATGACGACGTTTAACTCTCGAGTACCGAATAAGATCCGACCTCGTGTCGATTTCGACATGGAGCAGTACCGCAATCTCGTGTTTGCTAAAGGTGTAGATTTGACTTGGGAGCAGTGTGCAGAGTGTCCTTGTTCGCGCTCCGCTAGCGATTTCACGCTCTCAGTTATACACACTACAACTCAGACCACCGGCGAGGCTCGTCCTGATTGTCCGCTTTGCGACGGACGCGGGTATTTTTGGCACTCGGCTCAACAGATTCGAGCGATCGTTACTGCCGGATCTTCGTCTACAGAAGCATTTGCTATCTATGGTGAATATGCGCGGGGAATGATGAGTGTGAGCACGTTGCCGGAGCATCTACCGGCGTATGGTGATCGTTTTACTGTAATTAATTCAGTTCAAGTATACCGAGAGACAAAGACGCGGACAGCGGACACAATCGAGGCATTACGATACCCCGTCCAAGCGCGTACTCTTGATTTACTTACCGGTGAGACAGATGTCAGAGTGCTACGATTACAATATGCAGATGTCAACGGTATCTCACAAGAAAACTACTCGCTCACTGAGGGAGTCGATTTCGTTGTGACAAATGAAGGGGCTCTCGATTTCTCGCTCGGTGAGGTATTGGGGACTGCACCATCAGAGGGGATTCGTTACAGTGTTGCATATTTCGCGAGACCGCGTTATTACGTTGCTGATCATCCTCACACTCATCGCGACTCGATCCGCAAATTCAAATCAGCAACCGAGTCTCCCCTTGCACTCCCGATTCAAGTACGTTGTACGCTCGAGTTTATGGGTGCGTAAATGGCGGAAATACGAGCTACCTACACCGCACTTATAAGCGCGTTAGAACTCACACGAGAGGACTCGCTCCGCAGGTCTCAGACACTCGCGGATCTCGTCCTTGCGGAGTGGAGTGCGGGAGCACGAGCAAAACTCAACTCAACGAGACCCGCTTACTTGCGTTCACTTCAAGTGCGGAGTGTTACAGAGCGCGGGTTCGTCTGTGGTCTCCCTGCATCTCCATCGACTGCTGTCATTGCTCACATGGCGGAGCAGGGCATGGGGAGCGGTGGCATCGGCACAACCGGCCCTTACGACGTGAGGCAGTATCTACTCCGCAGTTCAACGCGGAACATTCGCAGGTCGAAAACGGGCAAACTGTATTTACACGTCCCTTTTAGTCATGATCCAAAACGAGTAAAATCGCAGTATGGTGCGCGTATTCGTCAAGCTATGCAACGACTCAAAGCGACGACAACAGACGCAGACCGGCGCACACGTTGGGGAGGTAGTCTCGAAGCTAATCAAGTCCCGAAACTTAAACCTCATCATGTGAGTGATCCCTTAGCCGGTATGGTGCGCCTAGCCTCAACATACAGCAAATCAGCGTCCGGAAAACCAAGGACACAAACAGCGGGGTATCGGACTTGGAGGACTGCGTCGTACTCGAATACAGACCCAAAAGCATGGGTCAGTGATGGGATCCGAGCGCGTCGAATAGCGGACGATGTACTCCGCGAACTCCCGAATCTAGTAGCAATGGTGTTCTAATGATCTTCGATCTCAATATAATCAACGCACTCTCTTCGGGGTTCGGTTATTACCGGACACGTGAGGCCGACTTCAATGCACTATTCCGCGGTGTTAACGAGAGCGTTCTATCTGCTTGGTTTACAGAATTAAATACTCATTTCCCCGCATTTCGTACAAGAAACTCGAGAGGAGTAGACGAGGCACCGATGCTCGTAGTCTCGCCTCTCTCTGAAAACGTCACTCAAACAATAATCGGGGATTACGATTCTCGGAACGCTAGCGGTGTCGGGATAGATTCATACCTCGTTCGCGAGACTGTCGAGATCATGATACTCGCTAAATCTCCCGACATGGTGCGCGTCTATCAAGTACTTACAAGAGCGTCGATTGCTATTGCAAGGAGACCACTACATTCCGCAGGCTATCACCTAGTCGAGTACGGTGGATCTGATGCGCTGACACCCGAGGAGGAACTCTCAGCGGAAGAGCTTGGTTTGTTTGTGCGTCGTCTCACAGTCTCAGGAGACCATCGCGTTTCGATTCCTATCCCTCCGGCCTCCGAGTTTACTGTTCCGGTATATTCCGGCTCTGATATTGTCGTTTTAACCGCAGATCAAGAGAGTGACGATGGAATCAAGGGGGGAGTCGTTGTCGATGTGTGATATAATGCCGAAATAACCACAGGAGGACTAAATGCCATCTTCACTAAATCTCAACGGGTTACGAGTTTTTCGCCCCGCCGTCTATGCCGAGGTCGATGCGTCGAGTCTTGGTGGACAATCACAATCTACCGGAAACCTCTGCATTGTTGGAGAGTTTCCTTCGTTCAAACAATCCGAAGCACTCACGTTTACAAGTGCTCGATCTCTCGTTGCGTATGACGCGAGTGATGCTGAATTATCGTTGATCGGTAGTCTTGCTTTCTCACCATCGTTAGATGATCGGATTCCTGCCGGTGTTGCAAGTCTCAGTATTTTGAACGTACAGCCTACTACTCAAGCGAGTGTCATCTTTGTGGATGCAGACGGAGATAACGCGCTTAAAATTGTATCTCGTGTTTATGGTGCACGAGGAAACCGTTGCACTGTTGCCATTGAGAATACAAACGTCGATCAAGTAAATATCACAGTTTCTCGAGATGGTATTTCAGAGAGCTTTGATAATATTGAAAGCGGTGATCTCGCATCTGCATATTACAGTGGATCTTTGTTGGACGGTGCAACGTTAAGCGCGACTCGCTCGGCTCTCTCGATTGCTTGGGATCAGAATGAGGCAATGAATAACGGAGCTGTTTCGTTTGATGTTTCAGATATTGCGACATCATCGACTTTGGACGTCGCTCTCTCAGCAAACACACACGCGAATACCATTTTTGTAACTATCACAGGACTGAATCTTGCGGGTAGTGCTACGACTGAGACCCTCTCATTTTTAGCGGGCGACGCTACGCAACAAACAACCGTCAACAGTTACAGCGTCATCTCGTCTATCTCAGCAACGAGCGACGATGTTGCGTATGCGGGAGACGTTGAGGTAAGTGGCTCGTTGAGTCTTACTTGTGCAGATTATTCCGATCTAAGAGAGATGATCGAGGCAATCAACGCACTCTCAGGATTTACAGCGTCGTATGATGTAGCGCAGAGTTATCCCGCTACTGAAATAGACGAGATAGAGAGCGCGACGATCGTGGGCTTAGTCAACTCAGCTACGTTTAGAGCGGATCTTTATGCTATTGTGCAGGCTCTCGGCTCATCTTTGCTCGTATCTGCGGAGAGAGCAACAAACGGAACCAAGAGCGTCGCCGAGAGCGTAGCGGGGACTACTTCGCTGAGATTGGCGGGCGGAAGCTCTACATCTGCATCTCTTAGTGATTGGAGCGACGCACTAGAGACGATCGAAGCTAGTGATCTGCAAATCCTTGTGGGTTGGTCTACTAACATTGATCACATGACCAAGATTAAAGCGCATCTTCCTCTCTCTGCTCGTGCAGGTCGAGAGCGAAATGCGTGGATGGGAGCACCTACAAATCAAGCTCTATCTGTTCTTGATGCAAGTTACTCTAAATTACTCAACGATCGAAATATCGCGCTCGTGGGTCAGAGTATCGATGTTGTAAAACCGAACGGACAACGAGCAACACTCGAGCCGAAATACTTAGCTCTTATGTTGGGGGCAATGCAAGCGGGCTCTGTAATCGGCGAACCACTGACACGCAAACGACCCAACGTCTTAGCAGTATCAGGAAATTGGGACGCGAATCGCGACGCGACCGACGCAATCAAGGCCGGAGTAGTGTCTCTGAGTTATGGTTCTCTTGGTTGGCGCGTTGAGCGTTCTGTAACTACTTATCGTACTGATGATAATCCTATCTTCAGCGAAGTATCTGCAAACGAGAGTGTAAATGCGAGTGTGAGAGACCTTCGTGCCGGTCTTGATAGTTTCGTGGGGAGCGCGAATCGTAGTTTAACAGCTAACAGAATCAAGAGCATCGCAACCTCGCGGTTAAATCGACAAGTACAAGACGGAATTATTAAGAGTTTCCGAGATGTAGTACTCGAAGATCAAAGCGACTCGATTGTCGTGAATTACACAGTGTCAGCGGTCGAACCGCTAAACTTCATTCGCATCTCTGCGACTGTAAATAGATAGGAGTTGAGTCATGGCTGAATCGGTTTTTAGTGGCGCACGAGCAAAATTAATCGTCGACGGTGAAGAGATCGGATTTGCTACCGGTGTGAGCGCATCTGAGCAAATCACGCATCAACGAGTTGATGTTTTAGGCAACATAGACTCACAAGAACTCGTTCCGGTGTCTCGTGTTGTATCAGTACAAGCGGACTTCGTGCGGATTACAAATACCTCTCTCTCTGATCTCGGTATCATGCCACGAGGCAACACTGCGGACGTGATTAATTTCCCTGAGATTACGCTTGAAGTCTATGATCAAATTAGTGATGTTCCCGTTTGGCGCGTCGAGGGGGCTCGTTGTGAGTCTCGCTCGTGGCGAGTGCAAAGCGGATCAATCGTGACTGTAAATGCTAGTTTCCAAGCGCGTCGTTTATACGATGAACGAGGATAATAATTAAATGGACTTACGTACCCTAGAACAAGGCCCGTCAAAACCTACATCGCTGATTCCCCGAGAGATTCAGTTGACTGTTGGATATTCAGCTCCCGATGGCACGCGCTACGATGATGTTTTGATCAGTAGAATACCCGATGGAGATGGACGAGCGCAGATTGATCGTCGTTCGGCTCTACTCGCTTCGGTGCCTTGGTCTCAGTTGAGCGAATACGCACAACTCCGTTTCTTAGCACTTGCGACGATCTCCGTTCACCTCGTTGATCTGCCGGATTGGGTTAATCAATGGGCTCAGGAGGACGATGATCTCCTCTTTGCGTTACGGGAGGAGGTCGAGCGTCACTCGCTCGCGTGGTTTCGCTCAGTTATGGGATCGGGTGACACAAACGAGATCACGTCCCGAGTTTCCATTTCTGCAAGCCACACTTGCCCCGCTCCATCGATCTGCTAGTGAATCGGAGCGTTTAGAGTATTGGTTACTGTCTCTTAACGATGAACAATATGATACACTGACAACAGAGCCCACAGTCGTACTACGCGACGACTCCCCGAGCACCACGGGCGACAAGGTCGCAGATCAGTGGGAGCGAGAGTTTTGGGCGAGTAGGAGCGTGAAGAATGGCTCAACAGAGACATAGTACAGAGATCAGCGTCACATTGAACGATGCCGGAGTCCAACAAAGCATCAATAAGATGGTGCAGGGTTTCGACGAGGCAACGAGAGCAGTCACGCGCACGTTTACAACAGCGTCACAACAAGCACGACAGACAGCGCAACAAGCGCAACAAGCGCAACAACAGCAACAACAACAGCAACAACAACAGCAACAACAACAGCAACAACAACAGCAACAGCAACAACAACAACAAACGAGACCGCGAGACGAGCGAGGCAGATTCCTACCGCGCGGAACCCCTGCACCTCCCCCCCGTCCTCCTTCATTACCACTAACAGCTCTCGATAGATTAGCCGGCGGGACTCCGGTCACTGCTCTCGATGATCTTGCGAGACAAGGGAGAGCGACGCAACAAGCGAACATCGAGAGAGCGCGAAGGATTGCCGAGCAGTTTACACCGTCCCCCACACGCATGGAGCAACTTGCAGGGATGGCAGGACGCGGAATCGTTTCAACTGCCGGAGTTCTCGCTCCTGCCATGTTAACAGGAGATGCGTCATCTCTTATGAGAGCGGGAGGGGCACTCGGAGCAAATGCGTTTAACTCTTTGGGGATGACACGTATAGCAAAGGGGTTGCCGGTTGTTGGTGATCTAGCGGGTGCATTGTTATCACGTCGCACGCAACGACTCGGAGAGGTTGCCGGTCGAGAGCAACTACAAACCGAACTGATGCTCGGCGGTGCTCAGAATTTAGGGGGAGCGAGACGCGCGTTTACTCAATACGGACTCAGTGCCGAACAGGGTCTCGGAATCCTGCGTTCTGTGCAAAGAGGCATCGGGGCGCGTAGCGGAATATTTGAAAGTGGCAACATCGAAGCATTATCTCGTAGCCTCGCGCGCGCATCGCTCCGCGGGATCGATACCGGTGCTATTACTCAATTTCTTGCCGGTGGTGCGATCGGTGGCGGAGCGGGGGGTACTGTTGAGCAGTCACTCGCTCGAGCCGGTAGAGTGGGGGCTATGGGTGCGGGTATGGGATTAACGGGGGGCGGGATTACTCGGCTACTCTCAGCAATCGCATCTAACACACAACGACTCGCTTCCGAAGGAATCACAGTGGACGAAGATGCAGTCGCCGGATTTATTCAAGGGATTGACATCGAAGCACGCACCCGCGGAGCGAGACAAGTGCAGGGAATCGGAGCCGTAAGCGCGTTTCAGCGTTTTGCCGGTGGTGTTGGAGGGGTTGCCGGTGGTTTTGCCGGTCAATTCGGGGGACTCGGACGAGGGGCAATTCTAGCATCTGCTATGCGTGGGGGTGGTTCTCCACTAGAAATATTACAGCGACTCGAACAATTTAGGGGAGACCCACAACAAGCACAACAAGCACTCTCTTCTCTTGGTTTGGGAACGGAGGCAACACAACTCGCACTCGTGGGTCTTGGTCTCAGCACCACGCAAGCGGGAGTCGTTGCAGGAGCGCGACCGAGTACTATGCCTCGGGGTGGTCGACTAGGAGACGAGGAAATCATGCGTCAAAACATGGTTTTCTCTCGTATGTTGCAAGGACAGCGAGAACGTTTAATTTCTACAGTGGCTCAGGATCCCAACAGCGCGAGAGCGATTCTTGTACTCAACGAAAAACTCGAGAAGTTTGCACTCAGTATGACCGAGTCAAACGGGGTGCTCATTAAAGTGTTGCAGGGTATCGAACCCGCGGTCGATACACTTATCGAGGGGATCAACAGCATCGGGGCATTGATCAGCGACCTCCAAGAGTTCGGAAAGAAGTGGCTATGATCCGGATATATATTCACAATCATACAGACTCGTCGATTAGTGCTCGTCGAGATGGTCTGAAAGCGACTGTAGAGATCACTGATCGAGTCAAAAGTGCTTCGTGGGCTCTGTCTCTCAGAGATCCGTTCGAGACTGCGAGAGTCACTACATCTATACGCATAAACGAACTAGATAAACTAGGGTTAGGAACACCAAGACGCGACGCGCTCCCCGCTATCCATGCAAGTGGTTGGCTTGAGATACGTGATGAAGATATGCGTGTTTTTTATGGCCCGATCAACCGACTCTCAACGGGTCTCTCGGTTGATGCTCAGGGGGCACGCAGATCTCAAGGTGTCACTATGAGCGCGTCCTCTTGGCTTAGTATCGTCGCGCAACCGTTCAAACTAACAACAGTCCAAGCGTTGATAAACCCTAGTGGCCTGTATGATTTCGCGCAGTGGGCAGACGTATTCGAGCAAGTATTTGCACGCGGAGCAGTGCAGGACGTTGCGGAGGGTCTGCGCTCATCTTGGTCGTCGCTCGTTCCGTTCAGTACACCCGAAGGAGATCGACTCAACGATTATCGGGTACTCATCGATTCTAGTGATCTTGGTAACGTGCCGAGATCACTCACGAGAGTCGTTGGTGCGAATATCTCTCAAGTACCGACTGCGACCACGGGGTCGCTATGGGCTACGTTCTCGCAGACTTTCGCACCGGCTCCCCAACTCATCGAATTATTTCCAACGAGGGAGAATGGAGAGCCGATCTTGATTTATCGGATGAAACCGTTGGCTCCCTCGGTGGTTTCGGAGTACTTTGATCGAGCGGATAGAGTGTCCGCAGACACTGATCACAAATCAATCTCTGCTCATCGTGCCTCGTCGTTCCAAGAGATTGATGATATTATCTCTTATTCGCTTGAATATCGGGGAGACCGAAACAACTACATTGAAGTGACATCGAGTTACCTCGGGGTTTCCCCACTCGTCGGTGTAGTGTCTACACCTTACGTATTGGGGGAGGACGTGACGCGCTATGGACTGCACCCCCTTGAGATTACATACCCATTAATCCGAAAGGACGAGGGATCAATAAGAGAGACACTAGAGACGCTGACAGAGTACGCGACTGCTTTATATGCTGAGGGTCATGCTTTTGCCACTGCGTCGATAGAGACTATATACTCCCCAAAGATCCGAGTAGGAGAATGGGCGCGGTGGTACGATTACACAGAGGGCGGATCGATGATGACGGGTTATGTCAATACTGTGAGCCATCAATTAAACGTGGACACACAAGGCAAGACAACGCGACGCACGTCGATGGGGGTTGAGCGTGTCTCCCAATATGGCAGACCAAGCGCGAAAAAACTCGACGCGCGTAGCGGTTACGCGGAGGTACTTGAATGAGAACAATCTCGAATAACTTCAGAACCGGCACAGTGACACAAGCAAGCTATGAGCGCGGGTCGGCTGTTTTCGATGTGCGCTTGAACGAGGGAGCTCATTATCGAGGAGTGCCTCTTGCAAGCAATGGAACGAGCTTGTTTCCGCCTACCATCGGGCAAGTAGTTCATCTTATCTTTCCTCATGGGCCTTATGATCTACCGTACATTGTCGGCGCAGATCAGACTACAATCCCCCGATCCACTGAGTCCGCAGATGAGTCGAGTGATTATCATCCGGACTCTGTTGATCTTGTGCTGAGACACGCGGGGCAGACCATCTCATTGAGCGATTCGGGTATTACAATCGACCCGACCACAACGGCACGCATACAACTAAACAGCAATCAGAAACTCAGAATCTCGGAAGACGGCGTCGCAGATAATCAAGTATTGAACGCGGATCCTTTTTTAGACGAGTTGTATTCTTACATTGCGTCTTTAGAACTCACGATCATCAACATACAAACACATCTTAAAGTCTTGAACTCTCAACTAGTAGGCTCTTATCCCGCGATTGCTTTCACGATCCCACAATCAGAGACCCCTCCGCCTCCCTCTCCGGCGAGTAAGTTGCGTGCACAGGCGACGAAGAACAGCGCGATCCTCATTCCATGATATAATGAGCGAGATACTCAGAGAGAGGATTGAAAATGGGAATTAAAACAACGACACCTCCTGCTATTCCGATCCCTGCCGGTGGTCGTCTCGGTGCGCTTTTGCGCGTCCCCGTTGATTATATTCTTGAGGTGTACGTCGGTGGCTCCATCACAACGATGATCACTTTACCCCATACCCCAACGACTTACTCGCAGGAGAGACCCTCCGCTACCGCAATCACGCATACTCTCGGGGATGTAGTTCGGGAAATCTCACCGAATCATCTCACAGAGATCTCTCTGACAGGGATGAGCGGGTATTCTCCGCGATCAGGGAACACGAGAGATGGTGGTGTTTCTGTTCTCTCGGGTCGTCAGATCATGGAGGAGTTTGACAGATTTCTTGATGAGTATCAGAGTCTTGCTAGTGAGTACGTTGATAATGTGTTTATGGTTTTCAGAGCACTCAACGAGAACCAAGCGTTTCGTGTCGAGCCGATGTCGTGGAGATGGGGAGAGGATGCATCAAGCAATCGATTCTCGTATCGTTGGGAGTTGACGCTCGAAGCGTATGCACACGCGCCGACATCACCACGCGGATCGATTCTTTCGCCAATCACAGAGGCAATCAAGACAGCTCAATCAGTCATCTCAGCGACAGCCGGAATCATTGAACTCGCAAATAACGCTCTTATTAATACGAGAAGTGAACTAGAAACAGCGAGGGACGCTCTGCGCTCTGCTCAACGCATCTCGAACGCAATCACCGAAATCTCGAAGAATGTAGATGGTGTCACCTCGTTTTTCACTCGAGACATCGTTGCCACTGCTGTAGACGTTGCACTCACTTACCGGAGGATATGGGACGAGACGCGAGAACTCGTTGATACTCCTCTTAATTATGCGAGTGAACTCCTTGCGTATAATGCGTTAGTGACTGCGGGGTTAGTCGGCGCGGATCGTGATGATCTGATAAGCGCACGAAACAAACCACAAATCGAACGCGACGAGCGACGAGCGGGAGTGAGTGATGATTCACCGAGACTCACACGTACAATCATATTTAGAGCCGGTGATACACTTCAAAGGATCGCAAGTCGCGCATATGGCGACGCTTCAAGGTGGCGAGAGATTGCAGAATACAACCATCTACGTTCTATGACACACTACCAAACGGGTCAACCGATCCGCGTGGGTGACGTGTTAGAAGTTCCTCTCGTGAGTTCAGCGGACGATCTTGGACTTGCGAGACGCGGGGACGTATTTGGGCGAGACATCCGGTTATCTACAGATGGAGACCTCGTTTTAAACGATGATGTCGATGTGATTGAGGGTTGGCAGAATCTTGAGCAAGCGTTACGATTGCGCTTGCTGAGTGAGCAGGGTAGTGCGACATATGCTCCGGAGTATGGTCTCCCCCTTGCTGTCGGCGCGTCGCTTAATTCTCGCGTCGTTGCGTTCTGTGCGTCGCATATCGATCAACAGTTGCGTGCAGATCCAAGAGTCGACGATGTCTCAGATATTGAAATCGAGGACGATGGAGACGCTCTTGCAGTGCGTGTATCAGTCACTGCCGTACGAAGTACAGCTACTCAATTTATTATACCGATGAGACGAGCATAATCATGTATTCACCGAGACCATCCGACGAAATCACGCGGGATTTGATTGCCCGCTTCGTCGCGCGAACTAATCTGACAGATATTAGCGAGGGCTCTGTGATCCTTGCAATCATGCAGACATTCGCAGAACAGATCGCAGAAAGCGAGATCCGTCTCGCACAAATAAGAGAGCAATTTACGTTAACCGGCGCATCCGGTACAGATTTAGACGAGCGCGTCGAGGAGTTGAGCATGACTCGACTCCCTGCGACTCGTGCGACCGGCTCTTTAAGAGTCACGAGGACAGACACAACGAACGCGCTCACAATCGAGGCCGGTGCTGTGTTCGGTAGTACGTCGAGCGATGTGACTTACATAAGCACCACTGACACGACCCTGTCGATCGGTCAAGGTGTTGCGGATCTAGCAGTACAAGCGAGTGTTGTTGGAGAGCAAGGCAACATTGCAAGCGCAAAAATCAATCAACTGCTAGACGTTCCTAGTCTGATCGTAAGTGTCTCGCAAGGTGTTGCGTTGAGCAACGGAACAGATGCGGAGGACGATGTAAATCTCAGAGCACGCGCACAAAGACACTTGAATAGTTTGGCTCGATGTCAACCGCTTGCGCTCACGTCTCTCGCGTTGAGTTTCACGTCTTCAGACAATACACGAGCGACGACTGCGACGCTCTACGAACTACCGGATCGTTTCGGTGAGTGTGAGTTACTTATCGACGATGGGTCGGGGCTCGGTGACACTGTTGTAACTCGCTCGGGCTCGGCTGTCAGTGTCGTGCTCAACGCGGTGCGCGGTCATGTGATTGGAATAGAGGCTCCCGTCGCCTCTAATCCAACCATATTAAACGGATCCGTTCCGCTTCTGCTCGGTACTGATTACTTGATCTCATACGAGCGTGGGTTAATACATTTACTCGAAAATGCAAACGTCGCAGAGGGGGACACGATCACGATAAGCAATTACTCAGTATATACCGGCCTAGTTGCAGAGTTACAGAGTGCTATCGAGGGAGATGTCAACGATGTGACGAGCGGGTATCGCCCCGCCGGTGTGAGTGTGCGAGTACTTCCTGCTCCGGTTCAGCGTATCGATCTCGACTTGTTAATTGTCATTTCCACCGGCGCGAACCTGACGACCGTCTCATCTAATGTTGGGAGTGCAGTGAGTGCGTACTTGTCTCGACTTGATGCAGGGGCTCCGGCAATCATCGCGAGTATTGTTCGCGTTGTGATGAGTGAGAACAGCGTGTTAAATGTAAACGTACTCTCTTCGGGAACGACTGACGCGAGTCCTGATGTTTACCCCACCACACCGAGAACCATCTTGAGGGCCGGTTCCATTCGTGTCGTCACATCTACAACCACAGGATAAACAAAGATGGATAGAGTAAAATTACACGCACAAGAACGTTTAGATCTCGACGACGCAAGAGCGTTGCAGACTCTTGTTTACGACTATGTACAAGAAGCACTTGGGGGGTTGTTTGGGCATATTCGAGGGGCTCTCAGTAGTCCGATAATCACACAGACTGAGAACAATGGAGCACCTTATATTACGCTCTCCCCGTTTCAGTTCGTGACAACGACAGCAATCGAGACCGGTGTCGCGGTGAGTTCGCCGAGTGCCGGTACTGCGTTGAGTCAGCACAAGACGATTGTGGCAACATACGACGCAAGCGAAGAGAGTGCCGTACAAATCTCAATCGACACTATCCGCGCATATTATCAAGATTATGTTGGCTCGTATCTTTGGGCTCGTCCCATCTCAATCGACACAGATCAAGCGACTCGCGTCCGTTGGAGTGTGAGCGGTGGAGCGGAGCAGACATTTAGCGCAGAGACGCGGGAAAGTCAGCGCGTCGCGTTCGCGATCCAAGCAAATGAACCCGCTTACTCAGCCAACGAGGCCCAATGGGCTCCGATTGCTAAGATCACAGGGTGGACAGACGGAGACAACTCCGGCTCTCTCGCTCTTTGGCAAGTTATCAGCGCATACAATCATGACATTAATCGTAGATGGTTCGGTACATACGTCTCAGGTGATGAATTAACTGCTACAAATACCGATCTTTCTGTGCCTACGACGTCAATGAGTGCCTACCCTATGGAATCCGGTCGATCTTATCGGGGTTTCGGTGTTGCTGATCAACTCGCAATGCTACGTTATAAAGTCGCACAAATGCAGGGATTCGGAGATAGTGATCCAAGCAACACACCGACAAATAGAGCTTGGTATTTACCTCCTCTCATCTCATTAAATGGTGTAGATACAGCAATCAACACGATCAACGATGAACGCACGAGTCACATATTATGTATAGCGACCGCAACGATTCAGATGTATTATGCAGGCAGTGAGTACACTTATCTGCTTCAACGATCGAACGGGATCAGTGCAGTCAGAGCATCCCCATTGCGAACTAATCGAGTTTGTGTTGAGTTACATAATGATGTGTTAAGTGTACCTTGGAACGTCGAGCATATCTCTTGTCAGCAGTTGTATTGGAGACAACTAAATCAAAGCCAAGCAGATCACTATGATTATAACCGAGTGACTTTTCATCCTGATTTCTCGTACTCAAGACCATCGCCTTACTCGTTCGGAGAGCTGACGAATACAGATAACTACCACCTTGATGATTACAGTACTACATCAGGACGAGGGATCAATATCGAGATCCTCCCGCATTATGCAGATGCAGAGGAGGCTATTACGGATAAACCGCACGGTACTGACAACCACGTCGATGCCATGATTTCCGAAGATCTCACAGATCATAGATTTCTCGAGTTTACGGTGGCGATATTCGCGCGCCACCAAAACCAACCATTCATTTTTAATTGATTGAGAGACTAATATGATTATTGCATATGCTAGCGCAAACGCGGATCCTATTAACAATCCGACCGAGGATCCTGAGATTGACTTATCTACAGCCTCTCTTCCCGCATCGGTAGACGTGTACGGTGACGCAGTAGACACAGTCAATCAGGGGGCAACGTTCTCTTGGTCTTGGAGTTTGCTCGATAATGACGCTAATAATATACCCGTGCTCTCATCGACTACTACTCAAAACATAACAGTCTCGAATATATCAGCGTGGCGAAATATACGACTACATCTCGTTGCAACAAATACAGCAACTCAAGAGACCTCAGAGACAGATATTTTACTCGCTCCGACGGCCTCGTTTGTTGAGATCCGAGTACTCTCTGAAAACAACGGATTACAGAAACCTGCAAAAAACTCAAGAGGTTGGCATCCTGTTCTCGAAACGTGGGCGGATTTCATAGAAGATCCTGATCTTGCTCTTAGTGATTTAAACGATGTTACGAGCGCGACCGGCGCACAACTCGACATCTTAGTGAGTGGAAATGATGCGGTTTCGGGTGGCCTCGCTCTACATACACACCAAGGATCGCACGTTGCAAACGCGACGACAACAGCGACCGGAGTTTTACAACTCGAGGAGGCAAGCTCCGCGATTGGGGCTCCGCGCGTGATCACGAGAGAGCGGATCGTGTTCACGGGCACAACGGGACGCACAATCGACTCAAATGGCGCAGTACATGAGGAAATATTTAGCGGTGGCGCAGGGATTCCGATGATTGCGTTTATCTGCTCTCGTTCGGATCTTGTGATTCGTTCGTTTAGTGTTGCGCTTGCGTTTTCCGGTAGTACTACAAACGACTATGACTTCGAGTTACTTGTAGGCACCCAAACCAAATACATAACGAGAACAATGAACTCAGCGAGTGCGGTGCTTACATTGACACCGGCAAACGCGGGAGATCCGATCGTCGGTTCCTTGTCTTTGGGCACCGGTGTCTCTTTGACAGCCGGAGACGTGTTCGGAGTAGCTGTCACCGGCTCCCCTGCGCAGGGATCCGGAGGGCAGGTACTTACGATTACTATCGAGTGTGAGAGGCTCGTAGTATGAGAGGCTACGGATCAGCAGACATGCAAAGCGTAACCGAAGTACTATCATCTCCGGATTGGGGTTGGGGTGATCCTGAGCCAACGATGTGGGATGTGACTACTCAAGATTACGGATGGGGATCAGATCATGGGCCGGCATTCCCTTCGTATCTTGAACTAGATACAACGAGGGTCGGGGATGACGGGGGTTATCGATTGCTTGTTCGCGGTGATTTCCCTCGTCTCGGCGCAAGTGATGCTCAAAGACCGACCGGTTTCTCTCTCGTTTTAGATCTCAATGGTGTCGAATATCTCTGTTACGCGGGGAGAGTCGGCGAGGGTGTGAACTGCTCTACCGATCTGAGAGCGCGAATACTGACAGGTTATACTCCTTTACTCGACGAGGGATATTATTCTGTTCTAGTACGATGGGAGAACACGGAGCAAAGTGTCGGAACAATGATCGTAGAGAGACGTATGAGAACAACTCACGAGTATCATCTACGAGACTCTTATCCGTCCGCTTATGCAGTCGGAGCACGACGTATTGAGATTGATGAGATCCTCGATCAAAACGCACCGAGCGCACGAGATGAGACTCATACAAATCTTTACCACCTCACTAGATCGATCGGGCAGAGTCTCGCGGAGTTCTGTTCAAGCGGGGTATGTACACGCATCACACAAGATCTCAATCCCACAGACAACACGATACACTTAGAATCTACGCTAGGGATGACGGAACAAGGCGGGGTGTATGTCGGTGGTGTACTCGTCGAATATGCAGAACGCACAAAGACCACACTCACAGGACTTTCCCGACCGCGAGGCCAAATCTACACGATTCCAAGAGGGGAGATATTGCATCATGATCCGCACGTTATCACAAACTGAACGCGCAAGACGCTCAACAGTGTTCACGCGGGCTCAAGACGATGAGATCGATGAACTCGGGGAGTTTTATGGAATCACGAGACCCGCGTCTTATCCTCCTAGCGCGTGGCGCGAAGTACTTAAAGCGGTTGTGTATCAGCCCCGCGGGACTTTCCGCGTTTTGTTTGGTGCTCTCAATGCGTTGTTCTCGCCTTGGCGCGACTCAATCCAACTTACTGCGGACATAGACGCGACGGGATCGTTTAGTCATACATCTCTAACAACTACCGCTTACGCTCATCGATGGATTCAAATAGGATCAAAGATCCATTGGATCGAGAGTGTTGACGTAAACACAAACACAGCACAAATCACAAAAAAAGCGTCTGTTTATTGGGATGGTTGGCAGACTGCTCTCGATGACGCTTTGATTTCGTTTATACCGTTTTACATCGTAGAGACACGGGCACTTGTGGCTATTTACATAGACGTGGATATGTTAGCCGTACCACCAACTTATCTACAAGAAACAGCGCAAACGCGACCGGTCGGACAGCCGGACGGGGGGCAATTACTCAATTTATTAGACCTCGATCCCGAAACTTTAGACTTTGGGGATCAGGTAAATGGCCCGTTTCCGCTGTATTTGACGGGAGACGAAGCAAGCGGAATACTTGGTGATCTTTTGCGTCAAATCCTACCCGCCGGAGTAAAATACGAGGTGAAAGGAACTCGATGGGGGGCCGAACTTGGTTATCCTCCCATCTCGTCACTCGTTTCTCGGGGTAGTATCTAAACTGTTGACATGAGGCCGGTCGTAGTGCATGATCGAACGCGCAACGTAAACCACAAAACGGAGGAGGCGCAATGAACGCGACCGAACGGGCGCGACTGTTAGGACTCGATTTTTCGGGATCTATGTCGCAAAATAAACAACAAGATACTCGTGGGCGGTACTTCACACCCAACGAATCAGAAGAACTTAAAAGAGCACTCACCCCGCTCAACGTAGCACGAGTTAACGCGCTACCTCAGCGAGATCTCAAAGCATCTCGGAAAATCGGCGACGCGGTGAGATCCGCAGGACTCGTCGCTCCACTTGGTGACGTACTTGCGTACCAATTCGGTACAGATGCACATATGCAAGTCGCAACTTGCCCCTCGTTCATTGAACAAGATCAATCTCCTCGATTTGCAAGCGAAGCCATTGCTCTCGGTGTGGAGATCGGCGCGTTAGTGTTCGATTTCGATCTTTCAGAGCATGGATCATCTCGCATGAATGACCGACTATTTCGCGAGATCGTTGGAGAACTCACAGCGTCGCCCATGTTGCGCGGGGCTGTTTTTCACGCGACGCGAGGGGGGCTCCGCGCAATACGACCACTCGAGCAACCTTTTAAAACACGTATCGGACGCGATTGGCGGGCATTGTACTCTCAGATCGTCTCGCGTCTCCCTTCGTCCTCTCGTGGTGTGTGGGATGCGTCATGTGATGATGTCCCTCGATTGATCCGACTACCTTGGGTGAATCGAGATGGAGAGCCCCAACGCGGTGAGTTCTTTGTACCCAATAAAATCGAGCCGTATGTACTTTCAGAACAAGATCGTAGTACAGTCATCAAAGCGAGTTTGCCTCGTGACGCTAGTCAGCATGGGGTCGAGGGAGGGAAGCTCGTTGATTTCTTCTATGCAATCAACGCGGTGATCCGCGAACACTCCGAGATTAACGACGCACCGAGCTACTGTATTCAGTGCCCTTTTGAACAATATCACAGTACAACAAACGAGACCTCAACGATCCTCATGGAAACAGGATGCGGATATACGATCCACTGTCTTCATCATAGTTGTCAAGAGCATCTAGCCGGCGGAGGGTGGCAACGCTATCTCCAAACGACATATCCGGATCAATGGGACGAGCATCTTGGAGCAGGTGAGCGTCAATACGTTTATAATCCGGACGATCACACCGGTTTTGTACGAGCAAGCGTCGCGGTTCTGATTGCTACATTCCCTGATCGAATCTTCAGACGACACGACTGCATATCAACCGTTGAAAGAGACCCCTACGGTGGAGCACGATGGCGATCGTACAGCGTCGCAGACCTCACAGGACTGCTAAACAGACACGGCAGTTGGGTGAGCAGGAGAGCTGATCGAAATGGTGAAGTAATCACGTCGCCCACTTCAGTGCCCGAGCGGATGGTAAAGATTCATTTACTCGCGATCGCGGAGGAACTACCCGAGTGTCTCAACTCTACAACACTCCCTCCTTTGCATCCCGAGACACTCGAGCCGACTCGATACGCAGAGGGCTATTGTCCAATTACACAGAGTTATTTCTTACCATCTCCGCATCTCGATCTCTCCGAGTTGCGTCGAGTCTGTGAGGGGCCGATAAGTAGAGAGCGGGCTCTCGTTGCTTATTCTGAGATGGTCGATCTCTTCTGTGATTTTCCTTGGAGAGCCCAACACCATCGAGCACTATCTCTCGGTGTAGTAATGACTGCGGGTTTACGTCGGGCTATGGATGTCGCTCCTCTCATGTTTGTCAGCGCAAACTCAAAGGGAGTTGGAAAAACGAAACTTTTATCAGCGTCTCTCGCATCTGTGTATGGTGAGACACCGGCACTCTCAACACTACCCGCGAGAGAAGAAGAATTAAAGAAAGTGCTCGATTCTCTCGTACATACAGACGCAGACACCTTTATCGCGGATAATGTAGCGAGTCATATCGGTGGGGCGGTTCTCGATGGTTTCATCACGTCGCCTCGTCACAGTTATCGACCTCTTGGTGTTACAGATCAAAGGATCGCGCCGAATCAGGTATTTCTCGGAGCTACGGGAAACAACGCAACAATCGGAGGAGACACAGACAGACGAGCGATATTGATACGACTAGTCACAGATCTCGAAAATCCCGAACAGCGTCGCGGTTTTCGTTATCGTGACCTCATCGGAGAGGCGAAGAAACGACACACTCGAACATGGTGCAATATCATCACAATACTAAGAGCTTGGAACAAATGCGCTACGGGAGCGGAACGTCTGCAAATAGAAGAAACAGCGAAAGCGATGGGATCGTTTGAGCGTTGGTGTGCAGTCGTCAGAGATCCGATCATGTGGGTCGCGTCACAAGTCGAGGGATGTGTAGTTGATCTTGTTGCATTGAGTATCGAAGAGATGGAAGTATCTCGCGATAATGGTCTAGGATCATTCTTTTCAACGCTCATCGAGTGGCAAGCAGACCGAGATCGTATCATGCAACGTAGGGAATCATCTTGGGCATCCACCGAGCTTTTCAGAGCGTTGCGTAACGCTGTCGACGAAAGCACCGGAGACTACCTCGAAGAGTTCGGTTTGACAATGCCGAGCGTTACCACTCGGCGCGTAGGAGATCTCTTATCACGCTATCGAGATAAAGTGTCGCAGGGGTATCGATTAAAGTTGTGCAACAACACAGGAAATAGGAAAAACTATGTGATGGAGTGCGTCGATCCGTCAGAGGGGCCAACGCAACCAACACAACCAACGCAACAAACACAACCAACACAACCTACACAACCTACACAACCTACACAACCTACACAACCAACACAACCGACTCGCGTCGAGTTGCCGGTGATCGATTACGATTGGAGATCGTGCGAAGATTCTCGACCGTGTCATGTAGATGACCGTCTGACAGGAGAACACACAAGACTAAAAAACCGGTGTGAGTTTCTCCGAGGTGAGATGTGCGCAAAACAGAAAATCCCTTGTGAGTATGAAGGCAGTGACGGAGGGATGACTCAAGTGTTTGCAGATGCGCTAAAAACTACGCACGACGAAACGTTGAGAGCTTTCGAGTCGCCGATTTTGTTCGCGGTAGAAGAGACACCCGCACACGCACGCGCTTTTGAAGTCATTAGTGCAGAGTTCGCAGTGAAAACGAAACTCTCAGAGATAGCTACGCGACTTGATGGGGAACGCGTGACACCACCAACCGGACGGAAATGGACAAGCGCGAAGGTTTCCGAGTTTGCAAAGCGTCATCAAATCACGAAACCTCGTGCCGAGAAGATGAGTAAGTCGAAACAGATACTTGAGCGAGATGGGCATTGGATTGATTATTGGCCTACGGAGCACCCACTCACAACTCCCGACGTGACAGCACCCACCACTCCGACGGAAGAGGGTTGGCTTGAGGTCGTCAATCCTTCTCATCTCTTGACTCGATTGTATAATCGTCCGATGACACCAACGAAAGCATTCGATGAGCGAGTTAAACGAGATGAGGTCGATCAATGATCTCTCATGTGTCCGCATCTCAAATCACTACGTTTCGAGATTGTCCGCGAAAATGGTTTTTCAATAAGATTGTCGGGTTAGATACTCCGGCAACTCCGGCGACTGCTTTGGGTAGCGCGGTGCACGAAGCTCTCGAGAACTACTTGAGAGCCGGTGTCGAGTTTCCTGCAACAGAGGCGGGAGAGATTGCGAGAAGTGGGGCTCATTTATTACCTGACGACGAGCATATCGAGATTGAATTGAGTCTCGAAGATATGCCTCTGCACGATTCGCCGGTCAAAGTGGCCGGATTTGTAGACGTTCTTTATCCCAACGCGCATCATATACTCGATCACAAAACATCAAGTAACAAAAAATACACGAAAACAAAGCGCGAACTACGCGAAAACGTGCAGTTGATTCTCTACGCTCGAGCATACCTCGATAGAGCTCCCGATGCGTCCGAGGTCATACTTACTCATGTTTATTATGGTACTCGCTCACGATGGTCTAAACGTGTTGATGTCACGTTGTCGCGACAAGAGATCCTCGATAAGTGGGCAGAGATTCGAGCAAGTATCGAGCAAATGCTTACAGTATCAAAACTAGACAACGCAGAAGAGGCACAAGCAAATCGCGAATCGTGCTCAAAGTACGGTGGATGTCCCTTTGCAAGTCAATGTTTTCGAGCGAGACAGTATCGACCAAAACAACGAAACGATGAAACAACCAAACAACTAAACAGAAACAGAGGACCGCAAATGATGACACCGGAACAAAGAATGAAGCAGTTAGGGCTCACGTTGCCAACTCAGCAACCAACTCAACAACCAACTCAACAGCTAACTCAACAGCCAACTCAACAGCCAACTCAACAACCAACTCAACAACCGAAGAACCCGCGTGTGTTATATATCGGATGTATACCTCTAAAAGGATCCGGCACTCCGCTGTCTGCTCTCGATGCTTATGAAAACGAAGTCAAATCACTCTGTGAGAGTTTCCGCGTCCCCCATCTATCTCTAGTAGACTACGGGCGAGGATGGAGTGCGCTCGTTGGTGCAGTTTCGGAAAACGGTTGGCCTGAGAATCTCAGTGCAATGTATCTCGATCCCATCTCGAAAGAGTACGAGCATCTTGTTTCTGTACTCTCTTCGCTTGCTGATGTCGTGATCAAACGTCTATGATCCCCGAAGATGTTGAGAGACTCGCTGAGTTACCTCTTTATGTAGAGCAAACGGGCGAGGAGTACGTTTCCGTTCTCACGAAACGTTTCGCAAAAGATCCGGAGCGTCCGTCGATGACACTCCGACCGATCCAAGCTCTTATGCTAGCGCAAGCGGTCGCGGGCGGAGGGCTTGTTGCTCTCGCCGGTTGCGGTTCCGGAAAGACATTGACGACGCTCCTTTTACCTTTGATTCTTGAAGCTGAGAGACCTCTGCTACTCATCCCCGCGTCGATGCGTTCTCAGTTTGCTAGTGATCGTTTGCTTTATGCGAGACACTTTCACGTAGCGGATCTCGAAGTCTTGAGCTATGAGAGTTTGAGCGCACCAAAACAGATCGAGAGACTCGCAGAACTGCGCCCCGATCTCGTGATTTGTGATGAAGCGCATCATCTTCGTAATCTAAAATCTGCAAGAGTGAGAAGGCTCGAACGTTATCTCATTGAGTCGGGGGCGAAACTCTGTGCGTTAAGTGGTACGCTCGTATCGAGATCAATTCGTGATTATGCTCATGTTATGAATTGGTGTCTCGGAGTTTGGTCTCCGTTGCCTCGATCAAATGACATGATTGAACGATTTGCGGAGGTGATAGAAGAACATAGTTACAATCGAGATGCGCGAAAGTGGGTAGATAGCGCGTTACCGCGTGGGGAGGACACACTCGAGAATCGTTTACATCGTCGTTTAAGAGGAAGCTTAGGGGTCGTGATTTCCGGAGATCAAAGAGTGGGCGCGTCGCTTGTTTTAGCGCGTAGGATCTACAAGCAACCGGATAGACTACGAGACTCGATTGCTATGATGTTGAGTTCTCAAAACGTAGTATCAGCAACTCAAGAGCTGTTAGACGAGAGCGCACTCAATGCAGTATTATCGAGCGGAGAATTATGGACACCACAAGACTCGATTTATTCGCGTGTGTGGGCTCAATTAGCTCTCGGTTTTATATATGTATGGGATTGGGGAGACAGGGAAGAGGATCACGAGTGGGTCTCGGCTCGTCGTGCTTGGAGTTCTGCGGTTCGGTACGTTTTGGATCGAGGTGTTTATGACTCTGAGTCTTTGTTGCGTCGTGCGCTCCTCGTTGGAGATTATAGTCATCCGCGTGTTTTGAGTGCTTTGTATGCGTGGGAGTCCGTGCGACACCGAGAGCCCCCAAATACGAGAGCGATATGGGTAGATGAGACGTGGATAAACGATGTCGCAAATTGGGCAGATGAGCAAAAGGAGCCTCCGATCGTGTGGGTGCAGTTCGGAGCAGTAGCACAGAAACTCGCAGAAATCACCGGTTTTTCATGCTATGGAAGCGGAGCAGAGGCATCTGCACGACTCAACGCAAATAAAGATCGCGCTCATCCCTGCATCATGAGCATTAACGCGCACGCTACCGGTAAAAATCTGCAAGCGTGGCGGAATCAAATCGTCGCTCATCCACTCTCGCATCCTGCAAAATGGGAACAACTACTTGCACGAACCCACCGATCAGGACAACTCGCGGATGTAGTATCATGCACTGTTTACCGTTTCGGTGTGTTCGCCCGTACATTTAACAGAGCTTGCAACGATGCGAAATACATACAAGAAACAACGGGAGCCGAGCAACGATTGCTCTATTCCTCTAAATTATGATTGACATCATAAAACCAATAAACTAGTTTGTTTGTTACCTCAATAATGAGGATAACAACGAAACAACGAAACAACGAAAACGGAGATTTTCATGAGTTTTGACTTTGCTACAAAGTACGCGGAGCGCGTCGCAAATGCTGAATATGATCGTGTTGATCGTGATTTTATTGAAGCAGGATCGCACATCGTAACAGTTACCGCGACAGCTTGCATCACATCACAAAACACAGGCAACGAGATGATCATCTTAGAAGGAGAAGTCGTCGCATCTGACACTATGTCACGCGGTGCGCTTGTAAAACACATTTGGCAGTTAAGTGGATGCGAACAGTGGAAAACACAACGCAACTTATCACAATTAAAATCACTTGTCCTCGCGACGCTACCTCCCGAAATCAAAGACATCAATGCAGATGTAGTTGCAAAAGCAATCGATAATAACGATGGCGCGTCTATTGTCTGCGGTGCATCGATCAGAATCGAAGTAAAAAGTAAAACGTCTAAAAACGGACGCGAATATCTGAGTTACTCTTTTATGAGAGCCCCTGTTGTTGACCCTGTCACAAATAACACGAACACTACCGAGGACGAAGTCGCGTGGAGTGCTCCCGATGGGTTTCAGTGGGGCGAATGAAATCAGAATAAGGACTAAAAACCATTGAATCACGAGCAGAGACAGAGTATAAACAACTCAATCATGAGTGTCTCCGCTCGTGGGTACGTATGCAACACAAGACCCTCGTCTCCGGATGGGGGTTTTGTGTATCAGGAGACACATATGAAACTCATAGCAATAGATACAGAAACATATTTGATCAAAGGTAAAAATGTCCCTCCCCTCATCTGCGTATCGTATGCCGAGCGTATCGAGGGGGGAGCGTGGGATAATGTCGGAGTTTTGAGGGGTCAATGTGCTCACGATTATCTCTTAGACGCATTGAAACAGCATACTTTGATCTTACAAAATGCATCATTTGATCTCTCAGTTTTGGCGCGTCGTTGGCCCAATCTCTTAACTCACATATTCAGCGCACTAGCAGAGGATAGAGTCCATGATACAAAGATCAGAGAGCGACTACATAAGATTGCACGAGGGGGATCCGGAGACGGTATACTCCAAACGGAAACCGGCGGAGTATTGTCGAAATTAAGCCTCGGCGGTCTCGCTTATAAATATCTCGGTGTCGATGTGAGTGAACAGAAACGTAGTGGGGTACGCTACGAATACGACGAACTCGCAAATAAAACAAAAGAGCAGTGGCACCAAGAAGCGATAGAGTACTCTGCCCAAGACGCACTCCTCACCGGATTAGTTTACGATTGCCAACGTGTTGAAATCCCCTCAGACGAACTCGTTGACGAGTGTGCACAAGTTCGCGCTGACTTCGTTCTAAAGCTCATGAGTGCCGAAGGGATTAGAGTAAACGAGGACGCTGTTGAGGACGTAAAGAACGCGTTGCAAGAGGAACTCGACGAGCTTTCGAGTCGTATCAAAAAGACGGATCTGATGGATATAAGAGGGAAACTCAACACAGAAAACATCAGAGAGCGCGTCGAGCGAGGACACATTGCGCGCGGGCTCGATGTCCCCAAAACAGACACAGGAAACGTAAGCACAAACAGAGAAGCACTTCTCGCGACCGATGATCCTGATCTAAGAGACATCAACAAGTTTAAGCAGACTCAGAAACTCTTGACGACATACGTCGGTGAATTAGAGAGCGCGTCGCACTATGACGGGATTTTAAGATGCGAGTACAGCGTGCTCAAAATAACGGGGAGAACATCTTGCGCTCGTCCAAATCTGCAAAACTTACCTCGACGCGGTGGTATTCGTGATTGTTTTATCCCACGTGATGGTCATGTCTTTGTGCTCTGCGACTACGACGCTGTAGAAATGAGAACTCTCGCACAGTGTTATCTCGATCTTGTCGGACGTAACTCACCTCTTGGAGATATGTATCAAGAGGATCCAAATTTCGATCCGCATAGCTATTTCGGAGCCCAATTACTCAATATAACCTATGAAGAGATGCTTAAAAGAGTAGCAAGCGGAGACCAAGAGGCGAAAGAATACAGACAGAGAGCCAAACCGGCTAATTTCGGTTATGCCGGTGGTATGGGGGCCGGTGCGTTCGTTGCATATGCTCGGGGGTACGGTGTTATCCTAAATGAGCAAGAGGCGCAGGATCTTCGCGACGCATGGATCCGCACTTATGATATGAAATCATGGTTTTCTGTTGCGGAAGAAGCAAGCAACCGAGGAAGAGTTGTTTGTCCGTCATCCCAACGAATCCGAGGAAATCCGAGATATACTGAAGCTTGTAATATGCCGTTTCAAGGGATGGCTAGTGACGGAGCTAAACGCGCATTATTTGAAGTAGCGCGCGAGTGTTGGAGCGTTCCCGAGTCTCCTCTGTTTCGTTGTCGTCCTTTAGTGTTCGTTCACGATGAGATCATACTCGAGGCACCGAAAGATCGAGCGCACGAGTCAGCAATGAGACTCAAAGAAATCATGATAACAGAGATGGAGTATTGCACACCGGACATTCCCGCAAGCGCGACACCGGCAATCGCGACTCGATGGGCAAAGGGAGCCGAGCCGAAGTACAACGAAGAGGGACGCTTGATTCCTTGGATCTAGCGTTTATCGACCTCGATCCCTGTCTCGATCTCGATCAATCTTTGCATCGAGTGCGCTGACTCGTTCCTCCAATCGTGCGATCGCGGTAGCAATATCACTCATATTTCTCTCGATTCTCGTCCACGCTCGATCACCTGCTTGCATTTGATTCTCGCAGTTGGCGAGTCTCGCAGAAATATCAGCAACAATACTCGCTTGTTCTGCTCGTGCTTGAGACATCTGATAAAACGTGTAAAGAATAGCAACGATTCCGGAGATCTGTGTGATTGTCATCTCGTTCATGATTCACCTACTTAGTCGATAAGTATAGCAAAGATCCGGAGACGACTGCGAAAACTCCAAGTGTGATCGTAGCTAGTTTGTATCTAGCTCTTTCACTCTCCGCATCTTCTGCTCGTTGGATCTCTTTTTTTAGTTCAATTTTTAGCGCGTTGATCAAGGAAGTCTGATCCGCGTCGCGTGATGCTGAGATCTCTCGCTCTCTATCTACTCCATCGAGACAAGATGAGAGTGCCTCCTCAGCAACAAACTCACAGAGCGGACGCACCCCCTCGATCGCCACCTTCAAGCGTACGAAATCGCTCGGATTCAGCAGTGCACCATTGAAAGGGGCCGGTTCACTCAGTTTCAATTTCAAAGCTCGGATCGGTGGGATTCCATCCCCGATTTGAATCTCAGTTGCCGGCGCAAGTGGTTGCAAAATCAGCAACACAGATAAAAGAGCATTCATCGCAGGAACACGAGAATCAATTCATCCGCGACTCTACTCGCTTGGCCTCGACTCAGAGGCGCGATGAGTCCACAGTCCTCGGTAGCTCCAACAACAGCGCGTCCCGAATCGTCGACACTCAACCAACCACCCTGATCAGGCAGATTCACACCGCAACGGGCTAGGCAAGCACCTGCCAATAGCACTTCGCCCCACAAGACACTCTCATCATCCGCGTACGTTGTGCGGACTACTCCGAGAGGCGCGACATCTGAAGACGTCGCTTGTCTCCATGTGTTATCGACATCGTGACACACAAAAGTGCCTACTTGTAAATCGACATTTAATTTTACTGTTACAAACATTTTTTACTCCTGCATACTGTGCATATAATCAGTCATATATCCGTTATTAGATTCTGCGATACTTCGATTGCAATTTATGCCAACTTCTCGATTACAAGTGTTGTAGATTCTGAGATAGCTGTGAGTAAGTTGGTCACAGTATTCACGTTTGAATCCGCCACCACTCTCGGGGTTAAAGTGGTTGAACTCGCTAGAGTAAAAGCAGAAACAGCCACCGCACCGCCCGAGCTGTAGGTGGTAGAAAGTGCTCCAACTGTTCCGGACGCTGTTACTTTTGTCGTGCCATCATACAGAGCAAAGGCGAAGTAACCCGAAGCAGAAAAAGTCGGGAGACAAGTAAGACTCACTCGATAATTCCCCGCAGGAAGTGTCACAGATTCGAGCCATTCTCCGCCACCCGTACCCGTTGACGTTGTAGAGCTTACAGTCGCCCCTTGGATCGTGTTTATACCCGTTGAATCATACACATATAGCACATCTCCCGCGCTGATAGTGGTAGCCGGCGACTCATCATAATTCTCGGCCTCTCCATGTCCCCAAAAAAGATAAGAGATGGAACTAGAAGACGCAATCGTCTGAGGAGTCCAAGATCCTGACGCATATTGTAAGATTTGACCGTCCGCCGGAGTTCCCGAAACGTCACCGCAATCGGTAATCGATGGAGAGATAACCCCCAATGCGTTCGGTTCTGCTGTTCCCACTTTAATTCTATTGTGACTCATTGATCATCCTTTCACATATTTAATGTTTGTATATCGTAACATACAGAAATACCTACTTGTAAATGTGAGTTGCAGTTCATTGTTACAAATATTTTTCACTCTTCAATGATACCAATGGTCACATATGAATTGAGAGATGCCGTATAATTTTGAATCGAAATATTTCCTGTTTCTGATACCACTTTCAGAGCGATATAGACATCACTAGCACCAACCTCAAGATGTCCGTATGCAGTCTGACAGTAGTATTGATTTTGTTGCGCTCTATTGCCGATCGGTGTCGATGTGGCGAGCGAACTACTAGTGCCTACCGCCCATTGATAAGTGAGTTGCTCGGTGCCTGTGCACTCTCGGCCCATATGCACAGCTTCGCAAATGATTTTTTTCCCCTGCAGCGCACTACTTAACAGCCTCCAACTCATTGTCCAATTCGTGTTTGTGACAGGTGAAGTTGTGCCACTTGCTGACTGTCGAGTAACGTATGTCGTATCGTCTATTGCGTGTCCATAATTCATCCAAATTAAATTATCGTTGACGGCGTAATAATATGCCGAAGAGCTATAACTAGTGATACTTTGATACGAATAAAATATTCTCTGACCGATCGAGGGGGTGGGAACACCGCTCCAACCTCCTACAGTCGTATAGCCGATCACCTTGCCATCGGACACGGATGTCAGGCCGAAGTCACTAGTCAGGGATGGAGAGATCGCACCGAACGCATCGGGCTCGGCGGTGCCGACTTTAATTCTATTGTGACTCATGACTTCTCTCCTTCTTATTCCGCACAAGCCCAGGCCTCTGCGGAGGCTAGTGCCTGAGCTACTTGTTCTGCGCAGATCACTTCGCAATTAATCGCACAATCGACCGCATCGCGTGTTTCGCACTCTGTGAGTTTTTTATTGATTGCTTGCGCGTTGTCTCGTTGTTTCTCTGCTTCAATAATATCCGAAGCGCAAAGATCCTCGCGAGACGATGTCGCAGTGTATACTCCGAGCATATACACAGCAATGATGATACTCGAGATCACGAAATAAATAGTAGACGCTTTCGCGCTGAAAATGGCAATTCGGAGATCATCGATCATTAGATAATCTCCCATTCAGCTGAACCGACAACGAAAGTTATCGCGCTGTATGCGACGCTAAGAGTCTGCGAGTTGCTCCCGTCGATTGTCTCCGCCCCGTCTGCGTTTATTGTGAGAGAGTTACTTGCATCTCTTAGTTTTATGCGGATCTCGTCACCATCGCTTAAAGTAGAAAGTGCGGGAAGATTGATCGTCACCGCTCCGCTTGAAGCGTCAACGCTGTAATGATACCAAACCGACGCGGAGATCGGAGAGCTTGCACTTGTAACCGCGCTGTATGTGTACGCGGTACCACCCCCACCGGCACCACTAACGGCAGTGTCAACATAAGCAGTAGTCGCAATTTGAGTTGAGTTGTTTCCTTGTGTTGCAGTTGGTGCAGTAGGCACTCCCGAAAGCGCAGGACTTGCGAGGGGTGCAAGCAGTCCGACAGCGGAATCGATACCGGACAAGTGCGTGGTGATCGTGTCTGTGTTTGCTCCTACGTAGTTTACACCGGTATGATCGGAGGTAATCTCGTCACTAGATGAGGGGATTGTTGGAGTATTGCTGAGATCGTTATATGAGAGTTGAGCGTCTACCCAAACAGCTCCGTCATAACGCAGTA